AGTAGAGTTTATTATAGAATGATAAGATTTTTCGAAGATATTCCACTCAATATAAAAACTTTTATTCAAAGAGGAAAAAGAGGATGGGCTAATAGCGATACGTGGGACTTTCATAGTTATCTGTCAGAAATAATATGCGAAGGCGTAAAACACTTAAAAAAAATTCAACATGGTTTATTTACTTGGACTCCAGGTAAAACAGAATTAGAAGCAGAAAACGAACAGGATTGTATTTTAAATACAATTATTAACACCTTTGAATTAGCTAAAGAAATTTCAAATGGAGATGTTCTTTATTTGCCTTCTAAAGAATGGTCAGATAAAGAATATAAAAAATTAAAAAAATGGAAAGAAGAACATAAATATAAAAATAAAATCCTAAACAAAAAGGAAGTAGAAGAATTCGAAAGAGGCTTTGACTTATTTAAAGAATATTTCTTTTCTTTGTGGGATTAAAAGGAGTATAATATGAAAAAATTAGTATTGGTGATATTAGGGATTATAGGAGGATTATTAGGAGCTTATGGAGGAGCTTCTGAAACAGATAAAAACTGGCGAAGATTAGGAATTCCTATTTCAATTACTTTAATAGCTTTATTAGTTTTACATCACTGGTTAGTTTTATCTATTCTATTTTTAATTGGAATTTTATGTCTTGGTTATGGTATTCCAGATAATACGGATTCTGGTTCTCCTTTAGGGAAATTTTTTTATAATTTGTTTTCTGGTAATAATTTATTAGTCAATATATTTACAAGAGGTACTATAGGAATTTTAGCTTCTTTATCTTTAATAAGTATACCTATAATAAAAGGTTGTTGGATTCTCTATATTTTAGGAAGTCTATTAATTATTGCTGTTTATTCATTTTTAAGTTGGAAAAATTTTGGTTTATTTACTTTTTTTAGGAAATTATTAGCAAAATCAGAATTCGTAACTTATTTTACTTTAACTCTAGGAGCTATGCTTCTTATATTTATAGGATAATATGAAAAAAAATTTTAATAAAATAAAAAAAAAAAATAATAACTAAAACATTTTTGATTAAAGAATATAATAGAAAACAAAAATCTGTTCCAATAATTGCTAAAGAAGTAGGCTACAGTCGTAGTACTATCAGAAGATATTTGAAGAAATTTAAGATTAAAATTCGAAATTATAGCGAAGCTCAAACAGGAAAATTAAATCATAGTTATATTGATGGTAGAACTAATAAAAAGTATTATTGTGTAGATTGTGGTAAAAAATTATCTTGTTATACTTCAACTTATTGCAATACTTGTAAATATAAACATAAAAAATCTTTAACAACTAAAGCCAAAATGAATATAAGTAAAGCATTAAAAGGAAAATACAAAGGCGAAAAAGCACATAATTATAAAAATGGAAAATGCAAGAGTAGAGGATATATTTTAATATTTTCCCCTACTCATCCTTATAGAGCTACAAATAATTATGTTATGGAACATCGTTTAGTTATGGAAAAATATTTAGGTAGATATTTAAGAACAGAAGAAATAGTTCATCATACTAATGGAATTAAAGATGATAATAGAATAGAAAATTTATCCATCGCAAATCTTAAAACTCACGAACATAATACTTTGTTAAAAATAGCTCAACAAAAAATAAGAAAATTGGAGAAAATAATTGAGGGATTTAAAAAATAAACCTACTCAATGTATAATCATAGGAGGAGGTTTTTCTATAAAAGAGGGGATTAAAAAAGGATTATGGCAAAAAATTAATAATTATTTTGTCATAGGGTTAAATTATAGTTTTTATCATTTTCCTAATCCTACGTTTCAATCCTTTGTAGATAATGATTTTTATGACAAAAATATTGAAAGATTAAAGGAATTGCCTCTTATTATAGGTAATAAAAAAAAGTTAGAAAAACAATTATCAAATACTTTACTTTTACCTTCTATTACAACTTATTATAGAGATATTAAACATGGAGTATATAAGGCTTCTTTGGTCGGTATGTGGGCATTATCTATGGCAATTTACCTGGCAAATTCAGGAGATGAAATATATTTATTAGGATATGACTACGGAGAATTGAAAAAACCTCAAGAAAAGAAGTCTCTTACTCATTATTATCAAGGAGAGATAAATCATCGGGGTATTAATAAGGTAAATTATTATAATTCTAATGGACGAGCAGAAAGAGACTTTGGAGTGTATAGAAATATAAAAGATATTAAAATTTATAATGTGTCGCAAATAAGTAGAATTCCTTGCGACATCTTCCCAAAGTTAAGTTACGACGAATTCTTTAACCGTCTCAATGGGGACGTGTATGACCAAGAAAAACTTCGAAATGACATCCGTAAAAAGCTAAATTGGGTCAAAAACGCCTAAAATAGCCTATTTAAAGCCTATTAGGGCTTGCCAGGATTGAATATGAGAGGATTTTATGCGGAAATGGATATACGTCTTTACTAAAAAATTCACTGTCTATATAGAGACTCTCAACGATAAAATTGTAGAAACTGCCCCTATAAATAAGTGGGTTAAAGGAAAATCAGCTAAATGGTATAAACAATATTTACAAGATAAAAGAATGTTAAAGGAGTGGAAAGAGTATGAAGTGTAATATTTGCGGAATAGAAACTAATAGTTTATTTAACGGTAAATGTATGGAATGTTATGGTAAATATAATATTTACCCCATTACTACTCAAATAGAATTTAATTACGAATGTCCCACTTGTAAAGGACGTTTTAATTATCCAGCTTATAGTAGCTATCCAGGAACTATTCGAAGTGCTTATTGTCCCTTTTGTGGATACCAAATGGTAGGGTTAAGTCAATAATGAAAAAACTTACATTTAAATCAGAAGTAAAACTAGCAGAAAAGGTTATAGAATATCTTCAAGATTTAAAATGGGAAGTTTATCAAGAAGTTACAATACATGGACAAATAGCTGATATTGTAGCTATCCAAAATGGATTAATTTGGATAATTGAATGTAAGAAATCATTAAGCCTCGATGTCATTGCTCAAGCAGAACGTTGGACTCATTACGCTAATTATGTCTCCGTTGCAGTTCCTAAAACTTATCGAAACAATAATGGGAGACAATTTGCTTATAAAGTTTTAAAACAATATGGTATTGGATGTTTAGAACTTGAACCAGAAATGCTTTTAAGTTCTGTGTCTTATATATCTCCTCAACTTCATAGAAAAGTAATTAGCCAATATATAAAAGAAAGATTATGTGAAGAACATAAAAAGTGGGCTAAAGCTGGAAATTCTAAGGGAGAACGTTATACTCCCTTCCAAGACACTGTTCGACAAATTCACAGAGTTGTCAAAGATAAACCAGGTATAACTTTCAAAGAACTTATGACTGAGATAAATCATCATTATTCTTCCGATACTTGTGCCAGAAGTTCTATTGTTCAATGGATACATAGAGGTGTAATAAAGAATATATCTTTAAAACCAAAGGGGCGGTCTTACGCCTTATATTATGAGGAAAATAAAAAAGAAAGGAAAATTTAAATGATACTATTAATATTTTTAACAGTATTTATTTTATATTGGGTAATCTTTATAAAAATAATTACAAATAAAAGAAAGTTTAATAAACCAAAATATTATAAGAGAAACGCCGAATTTAACCGTATAAACGAAGAATTAAAGAAGTTTGACGATAGTATAGAGGCAAAGGAACAAGATAATAGCTAATAGTTTATATAAAGAGCTACGTGGGACGTTTTTATACTCTATATTATGAGGAATAATGGAAGAAAGAACTCTATGCCCTCATTGTTGTAATATAACTAAAACTGTTAAAGGAATGTGGAATAAATGTTATAAAAAGAAAAGGAAAATATGGAAAAAAGAGAAATAAGATGTGATAATTGCGATAAACTTTTAAATATCGAAAATAATTATAATAAATATGAATTGAGTCGTAAAAATATATATTTACAAAGTACGACTTCTAAATGGGATTTTTGTAATATTGATTGTTTATTAGAATATATACAAAAACATTATAACGAATTTTAAGGAGAAAAAAATGCCAAAGTATAGAATTTATTTCTCACGTCTCTATACAGTAGATATAGAAGCAGAAGATGACATTGAAGCTGAAAATATGTTTACTGGAGGTAATTATAAACAGTATGAAGAAATATATCACGATACCGAAATTACTGATATAGAGGAATAAATACCCCTTAATAGGTCACTGGTGAAGCTAGGATAAGCGTAGCGAGGCGTAAAACCGTAAATAGGGGTAAGTGTCGTATATAAAAAATAAGCCCCTTATAGGGGCTTTAAACAACGTTTAGAGGTAATATGGACTGGAATTATATATGTTTAGATTGTAAAAAGACGTATTTAGCGTGTCATGAGGAATGTTTACGTTGTGGCGGTATAATCGTTAATAGGAAAGAATACGAAAAGACGTGGAACGTTGATATTAGAGGACGTAGACGGAACGAGCCGAGAGGCGAGTGAAGCGTCTGAATGGGAAGAAATTAATCCCACTTGGGAACTCCGATTTCCTTACTTAAAGCACCTGTCAATTTCATCACAGCATAATCATATCCATAATAATCTATATAACTATCAACTAAAGACCAATGTAAATGAACAATTATTTCATATTCAGAAATATCTCCATAATCTGTTTGAACTATTGTACCATCAGTAGCGTAATCGGGATAATCTGGAGATTGATAATAATCTATCCTATATCCATTAATACCTCCCCTAGTAATAGTTCCATAACTACCTTCGTATTCTTTAGTATTAATTCTTTCTTGTTCAGATGATTTAGTATAACTAATAATATCAGAAGGAGGAGTTAAATTGGGTATAGATTTAGAAAAAGAAAAATTAGCTTCTGGATATTGATTTTGAAAATTTTCAGTTACAGAATGAATATAATGGTCGGTATCTATTCTAGTTCCATCGTATATTGTTCCAGATTGTGCATGATATGACAATCCCCAATGATAGTAAGGATTTTCAGGGTCGTCATCGTTATATCCTATATCTAAAGGCCAAGTAGTAGAATTACTCCAATACCAGGGAGGAACAGTACCTTCAACAAAAGTAGAATTACTATCAGATTCTATATCTTCTTGAAGTGTTGGATGAGGTACAGGATTAGCACCCATTACTTTATAATGATGTCTAAAATCTTCTATATGAACATTTTTAATCCGTCCTTTATAATTATCTAAATCGGGGTCATGCCAATTGGTCTGATATGTGCCCATCCATTTTAAAATAGCATAATTAAAAAAACCAGCCCATCCTATAGCAAATTTTGCTAGAACTTTTGTAACAACATTTCTCAAATCTCTAATATGCTTTTTATTAAATCTATCTATAATATCTTCTTCTACTATATCTAATTCAATTCGTTCTGCTTCAACTATATAAATCTGTTGAACGGAATTCCATTCTTCTTGTATTTCTATAATATGATTATTTTGAAGACGTTCTAGTCCTTGAAAATTAGGAATAAAATTTTCATCGTTTTCATGATTAATCCAATTCCAAGTTACTCCTCCGTCTTCTGATTCTAAAGTATATTTAGTACCAGATTTGGTAAGTATAGGGTCATGTTCAAAGGAAGAGCTTTCTATTTCTCCCTCTTCATTTATGGTATAATTATTATAACAAAAAGGACATCTGTAAATAGTTGCCATAATTTACTCCTGTGCAGGGTCTTCAGCGAATACCGCATAGAATCTCCAAACATTAGCTTCATCATCCCATACCACGCTACTTTTACTATCATCTGAAGTATCAAGTAACGGTGATTTCATTTCTACTTCATCTTCACCTGTAGTCATAATCTCTCCAGTTTCGGGGTCTTTACGAACTAAATAAGTATTTTCAACATCTATATATTTACCTCCAGCTACCCATTTTTGTGTTGATACATCAAACTCAATGTCTAAATTACCTATTTTAGGAATAAATTCACTTTGTCCATCTTCTGTCTTTTTTTCAACGGTTTTAACCTTTCCATTTCTTGACCAAAATTGCTGAGTATGTTTATTTAAAATTTCTCCTTCTTCATCTAATAAATTACCGTTGTCATCAGTTTCATATTCTACTAATTCTAAAGTTGATATATCTAAAGCTCCACCAGCGTATCTAGAATGTCCATGTTTATTATATCCTTTACTAGGTTCTTCTGGTTGAGCATTAGAAGGAGGTTTTATTATTTCAGCATCATTCCAGGGTAAAATACCTAATCCAAATCCTACTTTAGGGTCTACAGGCATAACTTGACTCATATCTATATTTTTTACTTTAGAATAAGGAACGATAGATTTATTTTCTAAATTTTTAGATAAATCATTTACTTTAGATTGTAGAGAGGCTATCTGTTGTTTTAATTGTTTTATTTCTTCGTTAATAGTCATTTATTAAACCTTTCTAAGGCTACGTTGTAAAACGAAACCTTGCCCTATTATCAGGAACGAAATGATTAGGAATAGACATTTTTCTTCTATAATATTGCCCATTTTGTAATTGGATAGTTACTTGGAAATTCGACATATTATATGTCATAGAAATTATATTCAAAGGATTCTCAGTAACTCCATCTATTTGAATTCTATTAGATAATTCTATCCCATAAGTTACTGCACTATCTAAAGTTACATCGATAGACCCTCTGATAGATTTATAAGCACTATTACTTAATTGCCAATATGCCAAATCTTCAGCGAAATCTGTATCATCCCAAGAAGGTACAATTATCCTATTTCCATCGGCATCTAAATAAGAACCTCCGATTTGAATAGATAAATTTGTTAGTTGTAATAAATCTATAATAGTTTCTGAATATGTGCCTACTTTATCAGTTATAAATAATAAGGGATTAGAAATATCAATTTCGGGGTCTTCAGATTCGTCATCAGTATTAGAATAATACTTTTTTTTCCATAATTTCAATCTAATCATAGGTGCTCTTATTTCTTCAATTTCTCCATAATCGTTTTTTATAAAAAGATAAATAGGTTCATTAAATATTAATTTTTGATTGTCATAGTCTATAGTGAATCCTTCCGTTAAAACTCCTTCATTTAAAGAACATTCCCACCACAAACTGTAAGGTAATATTACTTCTACTTGAGGAGGATAACGGTCTGTCCATGATTCTGATTCTGGATTTAAAAAAGGAAGTTCATATTTAGTAAAAACTGTTTTGTATTTTTCATTATCTTCTGTTTTATGCCAATCCCATCCGTAACCATTATCGGAATTTTTAGATAAAACTTCATAATCTTCATCCCAATCTGGATTAACAGCAGTATTGATATTTTCGTACATAAAAGACGGATATTCTTTGGTTTCTCCCGTATCATTAAAATTACGAATAACTTTATCGCCCATTTGTACTCTTAATTTGTTTACTATAGTAGATATATCTTCAGTGAATTGATGCCTTAATACTTGATATAATCCTAAATTTTTTCCAATTTCTTGACGTTCTAAATCTATAATCGAACCTCTTCCTGCTGTCCATAATTTTTTATTTTCATCCTTATCATAATACCACCCATAATTCCCACAATTCGTAATTAAATCGGTAGTTACTTCGGATTTTCCAATTCCGAATAAATTCATTGTCTGTGGAATAAAATTTCCTATTCCAGGAGACCATCCTAGTTCGTTTGTTAATGCTGTTGAAATATTATAATAATACTTTTCCTTATTATCCACTGGTTCATGTCCGACAAAAAAGTAAAGTTTTTCTCTATTTTCTTTCCAATATAGATTATTGCAATTTATTCTAATTGCCTCTGGAGTGCTCGCAGGGGTAATAGAAGTAATATATCCTTTATATAATAGCCAGTTATGATAATAAATCGTGACAACAGATTCTACTGATGGTTTTGTGGAATCGTAAGCTCTTCCTAATTCAAAAGTCGCTGTATGTGCTCCATTTACAATCTTAGTAATACTTATACTGTCTACATTCAAATCTGTTTGTTCGCTTCCTCCTATATATACTTTAACATACTCTTTTCCTAAAGATTGAAATCCTGTATCTCCAGGTACTTGATAATCTGCTAATACCCTTACGTCGTTATCTACATTATTAGTGCTTTCTGCGAGAGTACGAATATCATTATCAAAATCGGAAATATCTCCATTAACCGCAGACATTAAATTAACAAAATAAGAAGTAGACCTGACAGCAGTATTGAACTTTTGGTCTATATCAATTTCTTCTTCTTTTACTGTTCGAATTTTTTGACTAATATCTTTCCTAACAGTGGCTAAGAATTCAAATTCATCTCCTATTGTTATAGTAGCTTCATCTTCTTCTTGACTAGTTACAGAATCATCTCTTAATAGAGTGATTTGGTCATCTAAAAATACAGGAACGAAGTTGATGTCATATCCTATATAATGGTCATAAGTTTCATTACCGCTAAATGCACAAGGAGACGAAGTACGAATAAGATAATTATCCTCTGAGATATTAATAAATTCAGGGTCACTTGTAATAGAATTAGTTCCTGCACTTACTCCATCTACGTTAGTGTTACAGCTATAATAATCATTATAATCCACGTCAAATGAAATATTGGAATCGGTTTCTTTTATTCCAGTATCCCAATCATATATAATATTATTATGTACATAAGCAGTTCCAATACCATCGGCATCGTTGAAAAATATTCCTTCATCAGAACCAGAGCCAACTAATGTGTTATTAATAATATTTATATTTCCATTGTAATCTTGACTTCCTCCTATTTCAATAGCTTCTGTAACAGTATCGTAAATTAAATTGTATTGAATATCTATTGTAGAATTTAATCCCCAACCACAATAAATTCCAAGATTAACATCGTAAATAATATTATTTTCTATGTAAATATCAGTATTATTATAAGGTTCAATCCCCGCTCCATTACAATGCCTAATAATACAATTTTTTACTTCTGGAATATGTCGTATTGCAGTTACTGAACCCTGACCTGCATATTCTACTATGGCATAATGTACATAAGAAGTTTTTGGAGTCGTTACATTCCCATCGTTAATATATTCCCAATCTCCTTTTGCAGGATTGCCTCCATATAATGGTAATTTATTAGCGGAAGTAAATAAAATAGGATTTTCTTCTGTTCCATCTACTTTTATGGCAGTTCCGTTGGACATTATAGTAATTCTAGTCCCTGCCTCAAAATATATCTCACATCCAGCTTCTATGGTTAATGTTGCTCCATTAGCAATTGACACATTACCAATTATTCCATGAGGATTATCTTCAGCTTTCCAAGTTTCATTAGAATATATAGTGCCTTCGTGATAAGTTCTAAAGAAAATAATTCTATCGTCTAAAGATATAGTGTCATCTACTCTTAAAATTTCTTTTGTCGGACTTACTAAAATTTCATCAGATAATATTACAGTATCTGCCCCTTCAAAAGTTTCCTCTCCTGGTGCACCAGGGGTTAAATCCATATTTTCAACATAACCACTTTGAGTAGTAGCTCCTCCTACCCCATAAGGGTAACCACATTGAAGATACTTATATTTTGTGGTAGGACAACTATTATATGTATTAGAAAATATAGCATTAGTATCATTTTCTCTATCGTTAGCTGTTGGATAAATTCCATAATATATATCTGTCCCACTTCTTCCTACTTTAACATAATAAGTGGTATCTTGTGATAAACCACTCATTTCCATTGCTCCTTTAGATGTACTTGGAGCAGTGAAAATACCAAAAGTAAATCCTCCTCCATAAGCAAGAAAATACATACCATCTCCAGCCACTGTCATATCATACCAAGTGCCAGGAGTATTACATAAAGCCCAATAACCTATAAGTGGAAATCCCCCATCGGTAGTATTAAAATCAAAATAATGTTCAAAATCTTCAAAATAATCTACTCCTAAGTCTTTATATACATATGAAGAATCCGTATAGGGTAAATTAGTACCTGTATTTCTTACAGATGTTTGAGACCAATAATTATTAGGGTCAACTTCTATAAATGTTGTAAAATCTTGATAAGCCATACTTTAAAAAATCCTTTCACTAAGATTATGAAGACACTGTAATCGTTATCTTAATATATAAATCTGTATCTGCATCTACTTCTTTCGCTGTGAATGTAAACCTATCAAGCATTGTAGAACCAGATTCCGTATTACTATCAAATAAACCAGCTTCGGTAATATTATGAGTAACACCAGAACCGAAAGAAAAAGTATATTCGAATGTCGCTTTATAATCTGCTTCATAAGCTTTAGTAGCTAATGCTCTAGTTATTTCCGTTTCTAAAGATGTATCACTAGCACTTACTCCTGTAGTTCCTGTTCCAATCGCTATGGACTGAAATTCACTAATACCACTAACAAGACCTCCTATCAATTTTGCAACATGTTCTTTTCCAACATTAACAATGAGATTTTTCATATTTTCTCTGTCTATAACTTTACCATTTTTCTTTCTTCTTTCTATAACTACAGTTCCTGTTAATTTTAGGAAATCTTTACTTGGATTCATGTTTGTTCCTCCTTTATCCGACCCATCCAACAGGATTGAGTCCTTTAATTTTTTTGTCTGTTTCTTTATATATTTTTTTGGTAATATCTTTTATAGTAAAATTCTGTTTTATTATATTACATAAAGGAATTCTATAAACTGTAACCATTTTGTTCCTTTTACCCATAAGATACACATATTGTAGTTGTACTTTACCTGCGTTTCTTCCATTTAAATCTGTTATAGCTTCTATCATATGATAATATTGTTCAAAATTTTTTATCGATAGATAACTTCCATTAGCCAATCTATACAAGATTCTTCTAATTTTTTTACGTGGAATCTCCGTCCATTTAGTTTTAAAATAGTCAGTACCGCCTAAAAATCTTGTCCCATCTTCAAAGATTATAATAAAAATAGATTCTTTTTTCATCTATCTCTCCTTCGATAAATTAAGTCCAAACCACCCTGCTTTTATCCTAGACTTAATGTCACATTCTTTACGTCCACAAAGCATTTCATGTCTTCCATTAATTAATCTAAACGCAGTAGCTTGTTTGGAACAATAAGTACATTTTTTGTTAGAAAAAAAAGGTTTTCTTTTTTTATACATAAATATCCTCTTTAATTCCAAGTATATCGGCATGTTAGCACAAATGTTTCTATGAACGGAATAGAATATGCTTGAGGTATAACTATTTTAAGATTAGCATATAATTCCTGAGTCGTTTGTCCACTTGGTACATCGCCCAATGCACCATTTCCAGCATTTAATTGAATAACTCTTGCTGAAGCGTCTCCAGCTATGGGAGTTCCAGCCCAATCTTCTCCAGGTAAAGCGTCTGTAGTACATACCGCTTTTACCATAGAATCCGCAGGAGTTCCATCTCCTAAAACGTTCTTAGCATAAGTATTATGATTTTCATCATCCCATGCCTCTAATTGAGGCTCAGAAGCAGTTGCTCCGTCAAAAGAAAATGCGTATACGTATCGTTTATTTTCTCCCATTCCTACAACTTCATGGGTGTAATAAGCCCCTCCTACATTGTGGCTATAATCCATAAGTAGGCATTTATTAACCTGTTTGTCATCATCATTATCTATAATCGTAGAAGCTTCATTCAATTCAGCAGGTGTAGGTTCTGAGGTCATCAAATCCTTTACTGTAGCATTTCCTTCAGTCCAGATGAGATAATCATTATCTAAGTCCATCGTGATATAGTCTGCTGGAGTTGTCTGATAATCAACGTCAGCATCCACATAATTCACTCTAACTGATAAATTAGTTGCCATTGTATTTCTCCTTTACCGTTTTTAATTATTATCTTTAGTAAGCCAATACTAAAAATTCAGCTTGATATTCTTGTTTTCCAGTACGTAAACTTCGAGGAAAGCGTACTTCGTCTATCCTACAGACTGTATAAGTCCAATCTGTTATCCAACTAACCCCTTCTAAATGTTTCATTGTAAGGGTAGCTACGTCAGTGGTAATTTTGCTTTTTAGATTAACCATAGCAGTTGTTAAAGAAGCATATCCATCTCCTTCAAATAAATTACCTCTAACTGTAATTGTTTGGCTAGATTTACCTCCAGGGATAACAATACTACCATCTCCTCTAGTTCCTTTAATGACTGTGGCTTTCATACCTTCTTTCGGGTCAGTTACATGAAAAACATGAGGTAAATCATAATCATTAGTACCGTCATTAAAGTTTATTTTTACTGTGTAATTTTGATATGCCATACTAGTTCTCCTTTATAACAATCTCCTGATACGGTCTATGAACTTTTTCTGGAATTCTTCATTACTAAGTAATGCTTCCTTGAGTTGTTCTCCAGCTTGTTCCGCAACATTATCTAAAGCATTTTCAGGTAGATTAACTTCTACGTTTTCTATTTTAGTTCCTAAATCTACATTTTGGTCAATCGCAATCCTATCTTGTATGATTTGTCCTACGTTTCCTAATCCTCCACCGCCAGCAAAAACTCTTTCCCATTCCTGTTTAAATTCGTTAAGTTTTTCTCTAGCTTGCACCATCCAGTTGTCCCAAAATGGAGTCGTAAGGTCAGGACTGCCTAACAAGTTTCTTAACTGGTCTGCAGGCAATTCTGCAAGTCCTCCCTGTGCAGGCATAGGCAAGTCAAACATTTGTCTTATAATTTCTCCTATTGCCTGTTGCCCTTGCTGTGAAAAATGACTAAAATATTCATCTATAATCCTCTGGTCGAACATATTTTCTTTGTAACGTTTAGCCAATTCCTCTGGAGATAATTGTCTTAGTTCCATTAATCTGCGAAGTCGTGTACGTTCAAATTCGTCTGCTTGTTTATATTGTTGATATAAACTTGTTGCTGTTTGGAGTTCTTTCTGTTTTTCTTGTAATAAAGCCAATTGCTGTTGATGTCGTAATTTTGTAAGTTGTAGCATGAATTGGGCTTGTCCTATACTTTCTTTATCAAGTTGCAATTGTCTAATTTTAAGCTCTAATATTTGAGATTCTGAAGCTCCCATAACTTTTAATATATTTAACGCAGTATCTCTAACAGTATCTAACATATCCTGTCTATATCTAGTTTGTGTCTCTAAAAGAGCATTTTGAAGTTTTAATCTTTCAACTTCTTCTTCTTCTAAAGTCATATATTCGGACAATATATCCAACTGTTCTAGTTTAAATTTAGCTATATCCTTTTCGTGTGCTCCCATAATTTTCATTATTTTGACTTGAGAATTTATAACTTCTTTTTGTTTAGCTAATTCATTAGTTCTAACTTTTTCTAACCCTTCTAAATCTTGAGTGGTTTTTGTTAATTTTTCTCTTTGTTTATTTTCTTCTTCTGCTTTTTCAACTGCTTTATCTTGTTGCTGTATATATTCTTCTAAAGTAAGATTACCTACATTTTCTCGAATTTCTTTTATAGCGTCAAGAAGAGATTCTGCATTTCCTTTTTCATCTATTCTTGTTAATCCTCCCCAAAAATCTCTTTTTGCTAATTCTTCCGTAAAAACTGATAATTCTCCCATTTTAGCACTGGCAAATCCAATCATATCTCCCATTGCTCTTATATTAGGACGTAAAGTTACTAACCAATCATTTATAATTCTTAAAGTTTCTACAAATCCTTGACCTCCTGTAATACCTGTCATAAATTCATTGCCTAAAACTGCTAATATGTTTTTAAATCTTTCAGCTTGGGCTGTAACTGTTCCCATTCTAATTTCTTCCATCCGTTTAGCAAAACCCTCCGCATTTTCCCCTGCGAATTCTAAAGCTTCATTCCATTCTTTAAAACTATCTAATAATAATTGAATAGAAATTGCCCCTCTAGTAGCAAAAACTTGTTGAATGGCTCTACTCTGTTTTTCTGTTAATTTAGTTCCTGTATTCATTGCACTATGAATTTGTTTTAATGTTTGAACAAAATTTATAGGTTTTGTAGAGTCAAAAGTTATCCCAAAAATTTCTGCTAATTTTCCTGCATTTTTACTTAATTGCACAATAGCACGACCTGTTAATCTTCCTGCTCTTCCTGCTTTTAATAAACGAGTATTTAAAAAACCCAAAGTTGTTACAACGTCTACAAAACTATCGTCTAGTCCTGAAACGTAAGGAGCAAATTTAGAATAACTAGCAATTAATTCTGATAACTGAACATCCTGTGTTGCATATGTAAAGGCTAGAACGTCTGCAATTCTAGTAAATGCTTCAGCATCTGTCATAGTTTCCGTTATAGATTTACCCATCGTATTAAAAATACCAGCTAAAGCTCTAGTAGTTTCTTTTAGAGAATTTCCTGTTCCTATGGCAAGATTAACAGCAGGTGTAAAAGCATCTAAGGCTTGCTTGGTACTTAAATTAGAGGTTCTTAAAAAGTAAAATCCTTCTGCTAGGTCTTTAAGACTTATTCTAGATTTTACTGCCATATCAAGTATAGCACTTTTAACTAAAATCATATCTCTATCTATTTCCTGAGATGTACCGTGCATAACTGTACGGATTCGAGCCATTTGTTCTTCTAATTGTAGATTTGACCTTATTACATCACCTACGGTACGTATAAGTCCCATAAAAACGCTACGTAACAATAACCACACAGGAATTGTTAATAAGGCACGTTTAGTAAGATTTCCAATTACAGTACCAAAACTTTGTGTAGTTTTAGTAGTTACTCCCATAGTTTTTCTGGTTTTGCTTATCTCTCTTTCCATACCACGTAAACCACTAATTACAGCCTTATCGCCTTTTAATGTGGCTAGGAAGCTAATAAGGTAAGACCTCGCCTCTGTTGCCATTTAAATCACTCCTATTCGTTCTAATCTTTTTTTATTAATATTTATTATTCTCATTTTTTCCTATGGAATACCATATGAGGAATATTAGTTTTAGTGTCTACTTTTCTACCTTTTCTTGATTTATTAGATTTTTCTTTTTCCTCTTTATATTTTTGTTTACTTCTCCAAAATATATAAGCATCGCAATTTCCTGACCATATTACTTTCCCATTTCGTCTAACTAATAAAATATGATATTTAGGAACTAATATATCATATACTCTTCCCTTATATTTTATCCATTGTGCTTTTTTGCCTTTGATTTTCCAATAGTTCTTATATTTTTTTAAAAAAGTAATACTCCAAGTATTATATCTCTTATTTTTACAAGAATGAACACAAAAACCTGCTTTTATACCAAGTTCCATCAAATCGTCTTTCATTCTTACTGAAGATGTGTCTATATAAAAACTATTTTTACTTTTTTTGCATCCGTCTCCTAGTTTATATGAATTTAAAAAAATTCTTATCATTTGAGGATTTAAATTTTTAATAAATTTAGGAACGAATTTATCCCTTGCTTTTCCAAATTGCTTAAGATATTTATATAATTGTTTAGAAGCTAAACAAAATTCTTTATCATAGCTCTGAAATTTCCAGGGTAATCGTGTCAATAAATTATAAATTATAATATATTTTTTAGGATTTGCTCTTTTTGATTGTGCAATTCTCAATCTATAATTGCCCTTTGAAGGGCACGAATAACTTCCTTCACTTAAATACCATCCTAAAAATTCTAACCAATCTTCCATTTTAATCTTAATAAAGTTTGTTTTTTTATCAAATTTAAACCATAAATTTTTATACCATCTATTAGGAACTAACAATTTTTTAGTCACACTATCTAAAGTAAAATATCTTTGATACTGTCCTTTCCATAATCCTGTATTCTTAAATACTAACCAAAAATTGTTAAAAATTTCAAAAGATTTTTTAAATGTCCATCTCAATTTTTTATCTACATTTATTCCTACAAAATGACTATGATTCGGAGTAGTTACTAAATCAAATTGTTTAGTTTTTAATTTGAACATTTCTCCATTATAACTATAATCAATATATTTAATAGGTTTTTGATACTTTATAATATCGTTCTCAGGATTTAATGTAGCTACTTTTTCTGTTCTATCTAAATCTTTAAAATATTTCCAACCCTGGTCGGTAAGAATTTCTGTTTTTTCATCATAACATCTTATTTCATCATCAATAACCGCTTCACTGATATAAGGCTCATGCGAAGCTAAATCTCTATATAAACTAGAATAAAGTTCTAAATAATATAAAAATAATATTTGAGCTTTAGTTAAATCGCTATCATTATCAAATAATTTTATAGTACCTAGTTCCTTTGCTCTATTATAAATTATTTGCCATCTATCTGACTTAGCTAGATTTCTCAGAATTCGTAGATTCATCAAATCCCCCATATATTAAACTACTAATATAATTAAACGTTTTTGTCATTAAATCGTCATCAATACAGTTCTGGAAATCGTTATAATTTTCAAAATGCTTTTTCCAAGTATTTTTATCTTTAACTTCTAGAACCAAATAAGTAGTATAACTATTAACTCTAAGTAATAATTGGTCTTCTATTGAATGTTGAAGCAAATCTGTTCTCTCTACATTAATATCCCACATCTTTCTACGTAAATCGATTATATCTTTACGGATATTTCCAATTACTTTTATATCTTCTATTTTTACAAGTTTCAGCAATAAGGCTTCAATCTCTGCTTGCATATTTTTCATTTCGGCTTCCATCTTAGCTATATCAATACCTTTTTTCTGGTAAAGGTCAACCCACTGTTTTCTAAAAAGCATAGTATCGTCTTTAATTAATTCTAGGTACATCTTTCTTTGAAAATCTAAGATATTTTGACGTTCTACAAAATTAGGTTTTCTAACTCTATATTGTTTCTCGCCAGATTTAAATTCAATAGTATTATTTTTAATTACATGCCCCATAGTCATATTTTGTTCTATCTCATTTAAAACTTCTAACTGTTTTTTTGCCAAGTTCTTACGTTCTTCTTTATTCATTTTATTCTCCTTACGTTAATAAAAAATAACCAGACTACTCCTGCCTGGTTTTAAATTCAAGTTTAAATAATTGCGATTGTATATCTAAAAGATTTTTTAGATTACGACTATGCTCATATACAATTTCTTTTGCCAAAGATTTATATAAATTGGGAGACAATACTCCTTCTTTATCTAAAACTTCTACACGTTTACACAATACCCCAACCAAGCGACGTGTCTCACTGTCTATAATATTATATATTTTTTCTTTATTCATATCTTACTTTTCCTTACTATATGGTAGGGGAGGGAGTTGCCCTCCCCTTTATTTTAACTTATATACCAAGTTTGGACGTGTCAGCACTGATAATTAAATTCTCTCCTTCGAGAGTATCATCCGCAGTAGCATATTCCTGAACAGTTTGTCCAAGTCTAATTTCGTTTGGTGTTAACCCTGTAGCTTTGAACCCATATTTAAATGTGCCCTTCGTGTTGTCAGAGAATATCTTGACTATCAACGCAATATCATCTGAAAACTGCTCAACGTCTATCAATCCATAGTCAGCACTCTGTCCAGCCAGGACTTCCTCTATCGTGTGAGATTCGAGGATTCTTCCCAACGTGACCGTAACAGTGTTATCCGTTACGCCTCTAGCAACAACGTCTTTGTTTCCTATTTCCCTAATATCCTCTCTATCAAAAGCCACGTCTATTGTTACGCTCTGTAACCTGTAGACGTAATCACTTGAACCAGGTTTTCCACTGGCAGGAATATAGAGATATATTGAAACTGAGTCCCCTAACAATGCAGGGACATCCGAATCATTTTCTGAGAATATCGTATCAGGAGCGGTTGCAGACGTGTAATACGTCTTTATAACGTCACTAGTCTGTATACTGGTTATCGTGAGTACCTTAGTACCGTCACTGTAACTGAAATCTGTACCATCTACTAATTCGGTAGATACTCCACTGCGAACTCTAATTACTCTCTCGATATACTTACCAGATTCATTAGGATTCTCAGCAGGAAGTTTAGCACTAAGGTCTATTTCATTATCTCCACCAGAACCAGCTTCATGTCTATTATAAATGAAATATTTGTTAGTACCTTGCCAAATCTTTGCAGATTCTCCAACGAAATCAAAACTTCTCTCTATAATAGCCTGTGGGTCGGAAATAGTTATCGAAAATCCAGCAGTTCTAAGTGCAGGATACTGGACTGTGCCTTTGAAAGTACCATCATCATCTTCAAGATAACCGCATATATCAAAATATGGAGTTTTGAAATCGCCAAGTGTGATTTCATCCTCTCCATTTGCACCCTTAGTTGTAGTATTTACTATCTTCTGCCAAAACTCGATTGAACCATATTCAAACTGAGTTAATCTGTAAGTAACTGTAGGGCTAGTTTGATTATAGCCTACCGCATCTTGTCTACCAATCTCATTAATCTCTTCCCTATTTAGGGCAACTGTCGGGTCAATTGACTGTGCTCGGTCTATCTCCGCATCAGCCACATCTCCGTTAATCGGGAAAATTCTAGGTTTATAACCTGAACTGTGTATTAAAGCCATTTTAGTTCCTCCTTTGAACTTTGTTCGTTAGTTTTCTCTCCTATAGAAAACTAATCTATCAATTTTCCCTTACTATTGGGTCAACCTTACTTTTTATCTAGTTTATGACGCTCATCACATATAGCGTCTCTCTTGATTTGTTTCTTTTCGATACGTGAAATCCCTAATTTTATAGAGTGTATATCATCTTTTATTTCTTTCTTAAATTCCTTATCGCCTTCTTTGATTGCGTCCACGTCGTCAGTTAAATGTTTCAAGTCATTAGATACTATTTTGTTGGCAACTGCACGACCTACGATAAAATTAAAGACGCTCCATAGTAAAGAAATAGCTCCTATAATAGTAGGAATAAAGAAATACCATTTTGTCATTAATTCTAATTGTACTTTCATTATGCTTCCACCTGTCCTATACTGACGGTAATTGTCAAGAGATGTCTGAACCTATCATGGACATCTAAAGCATTTTTGTCTACATCAAAATTTATAGGTGCGTCTTCCATTGTCAAGACTGTAATTCTACCGTTTTGAGTTTTAGATTGTATCTCTCCGTTGGTTATCACATATTCATAATATAGTAAACCTGATTTAAGCTTCTCAATGATGTAATCTTTTAGGTCTAAGCGTTGCCCATCATTGGAAGCAAATATGTCTATTAATACCTGTGCCTCTCGTCTGGTAGAATTGCCTCCGACTTCTACTCTTGTATGGTCAGTTGTTCCTACCCTTACACAAACACAGGCAGTTTTGTCTTTTTCACTGAATTGGATTTGATATACTCTGGCAAAGGTTTTTTCTACCTCTATGTTGCCCCAATCCGTGTCTAAATGTCCTTCTAAAAATTCTATAATTGATGCCTCTATGTTACGTGTTCGTCTATATGACATATTATAGTCCCTTCTTTAGTCTCGTTATTATGGCTCGGATGCCTATATCCATACGTCTACGTCCTGCCTGGATGTAATTTAGTGGACGAATCGGTGACTTGGGAAACATCCCAAAATTACTTCCATCACTATAATTAAACTTTTGTACTCCGCCTTTTAATGCAGGGTCGGCAGGTGTACCTTCAAATGAACCTGGTACATATCTTCCTCTATTCGGTACATAAGGCTGACCGCCTACCATAGCTCCATAGTTAACAACGTACCAATATTTAGCTTTTTGATTAAGTACATTTATATTTCCTATGCCCCATCCCACTTGAGCAGGAGCAGTTGAGAAAGATTCAAAACTGATTGAGCTGGCTAGATTACCACTGCCTCCTCTACGTCTGCGTCTGGTATTAATATAATTTTGTATATAGTCTCTTAGTTTTATTCCAAATTCGAATACCTCGTTTTGGAATATGAACCAATCTCGCTTTATAGTCTCATTAAAAATATTTCTAGCACTAAAACGAGGAGTAATTTTCATTTTTAATTCCAATTCTTACACCTTCTTTATGTAAACGTAAGCACGGAGGTATTCTCCCTCTATCCGATATTGTAGCTTCCCATTAATTTTCCAGCCTTCGTAGTCGTTTCCGTCAATCCGTATTTTATAGGAAAGTTTAAGGAAATTCTCGTACTTATTCTCTATTATAATTTCTTTTGCTCTATCCGTCTCGATTCCAGGCATTGCATATTGAACTTTAGCAAATGTTAGGTCAGATACTATTGCTTTTATAGGTAATCTATTCATTCTGGTAATAGTAACATTTTTCTCAAAAGGGTCTGAAATTTCTTCCAATGAAGGGTATATATAAATATTCTGTGCATGTTCTCTAAATAGAATATCCATTATTGTCCTTTCTACTAATATTATTTATCTCCATGCCACTGATGTACCATGTATTTTACAGTTTTTGCTGTTATGGGTAGTAATTTTATAAACTATATTAGTGCCACTTCCAATTCCAGATTGAGCTAAATCTACTTCTCCATATAATATTTTAATACTTGCTCCATAATCTCCCACATCTGTTAAAGTTATTTGTGCAAATGTACTTCCATCATCTTTAGATAACCAAGCTTTTAAATCAGTATTGAGAGTTATACTACTGACTTCTTCCATAAGAATTACAATTCTTGCTTCATCAGGCTCAGATTCTGCTACTTGATTTTCTGAAATTAAAGTATAACCCGATGGGTTAGCATAAGCATATAATTCATCTATATAAATAGTATTGGCAGAATCTGCATTTATTATTTCAAAAGCTATTCCTTCAATATCCTCTTTTTCTGCACTATCATAAGAGCTAATATCAATTTCTTTAGTTTCCCAAGTATTAGCAGAATATATTTCTATATTGGACGCAAAATAAGCATTAGGAATAAATGAAGAAGTATAACGAGCAGTGTTGGAAATTCTAACTCCATCAAAATAAATATCATAAGAACCATTTTGTCCAGCACCTAAATATATATCATCACTATAACTATGATTTTGAGTATCGCTTGCAATAGTAGAACCCTCTTGTTTTCCATTTACCCACATTTTAATTTGCCCACTATTTCTTACAATTGCAATATGAGACCACTGGTCTAGAGGAACAGATTGATTACTAGCATCGGTAATATTATTACCTTCAGATACCCCATACCAATTTATTTTTTCATTTGCTGAACTATAATTCAAACACCATTTTCTAGTAGTATAATTAGAATTATAAGCTGTATTTCTTCCAAAAAAGAAAGAACTTCCACTAGCCCCTGTAATTGGACGTATCCAACATTCAATAGTAAAATCTCCAGTCCCAAAATCCCAATCAGCATGGTCGGGAATATTCACATAATCGGCACTGTCATCTGTTTCTAAACAAGTAGTTCCAAACTTATTCTGGTCTTCTTCTATATGAGCAGAACCGTTAAAACTAGGAGTATGTCCAGAATCACTTTCGTCAGTTGTGGAAGTATCGCCATCTGTTCCATTGAAATTTAACAAAAGTTTAGTATTAGAATCAGGTTCAAATTCTTTTATAAAATGTATTTTAAAATTAGTTCCAATTCTAGTAGCTCTAGCTTGAAATTTTATAGTATCCCTATTAGTTAAATCTATAGCAGAAAAATCTTTCGTTAAACTATCATTTAGAGAATCTGTTTGGGTAGCTACCATCTTTAAAGAATAAGAACCTTGTTGCTTTATAGTGTCCTCAGAATAAGACTGAAAATTTGTACTATCATTTGCTACATAAGCGGTTTGTGCATCTCCATCTGTTGCATATTCCATATTATCAATAGTTGTAGTATCTCCTTCTCCCATAGAATAATAATCATCTATAGCGTCATATTGTATATTTATACTATTTCCACTATCTATCCCAGTTTCGTCTTCATATTCATCCACAAACATATCTACCATATCTTGAAGAGATATATTATCGCCTACAGCTATCCTAAAAGCATTGACAGCTATATTCATTATTAAATTGTTATAATCATTTCCTTCAAGTTTTCCAAATTCCATTTATATACTCCTTTATGCAACTACTATTACATGCCATGTACCAGAAATAGTTCCAAATCCAGATAAATCTATTTCCAAAGAGTTTGTTGTTTTTAATTCTATATCATCTGGTATTATCATTTTTTCATTATTATTATAAATTTGAACAAATACATATTGTTGACTTAAATTATGAGTTACAGTTAAAATACCGCTTGATAAATCTCCATTATTGAAACTGGTTCTATATGAATTAGCACTTCCAGAAACAGCTATAGTTATCTTCTTTGGCATTGTTCCAGAGTTAGTTGTTATATCAATTCCACTACCAGCTTCAAATTCTAAACTTTCTACTCCATCAGGTATTAAAGTGCTCTGCCCATCTACTACTAAATTTTTCCAGTGACTTCCTATTGATATTTTTGCTATCCCACCACTTAGTTCTGTTAAAACTAATCCAGAATCTTGGTCTATTTGAATTTCAGATACATTATTTATAGTGGGATTCCCATCAACTTCTTTTACAGTTAAAGAACCTCCGCTACCAATATCAAGAAATGTAGAACCATCGTTAGAATATCTCCATTTATTTAAAGCAGAATCATATTTTATTTTAGGTTCATTAACATCTCCATTATCTACGGTTATAGTTTTATCTGTATCAGTTCCATCTCCAATTGCAAAGTCATCACTATCAGTTCCCACATCGGTATTTTGACTGTGTTTCTTTGTGACCGCATCAGATACATCACTGACTGCTAACCCTGAGTCATCAGGAAGACCATTAGCATCCGCATTAATTAAATTATTTTCTGTTATACTTGAAGTATGGTCTGCACTAGAATCTATAGCGTGTTGTCTTGTATGTTTTTTTGTTACTGCATCTGCTAAATCTACTTCTATTTGTGTATAAGTATCTAATAATGCCTTATTTGAATGTATATGACTATCATCCACAGCCCCTTTAATTTCTGAAGCTGTTGCCGAATTTCCTACTCCATCATCTATAGATTCCGCTTTATCTACTATTCCATCTTCATCTGTATCATATGTACTTTTAAGCATATCTCCAGAACCTGTACCTGCTTCTATATCATTCCATGTACTTCCATCATTAGAAATCTGCCAAGTATCTGTATCTTTGTTGTATCGAATTCCTGGTTGAGTGCCAGACTGCCCTATATTTGCTTCTATTAATTTATGAGCACCTTCTGTACCGTTTCCTATGGAAAAGGTGTCTTGATTTGTTCCTGTGTCAGTATTCTGTGCATGTTTTTTAATGACAGCATCTGAAACATCTGCAACTGCTAATCCACTATCATTAGGCAATCCATTAGCATCAGCGTCTATTAAATTGTTCTGTGTGATACTAGAGGTATGGTCTGAAGTAGAATCTATAGCATGTTGCCTATCGTGTTTTTTATCTACTGCATCACTCAAGTCTGCGTTTGTCTGGTCGTAGATATCCAGAAGAGCTTTATTTGAGTGCGTATGGCTATCATCTACTGCTCCTCTAATTTCAGAGGCTGTTGACCTATTGACTTCTCCACTAGTACCATCATCTACCGCTTCTGCATAATCTACTATCCCATTATCATTTGTATCATATGTAGACTTAAACATATCTCCAAATCCTCCACCCACTAGAGCATCATCTACATATTTTTTCGTTGCAGGTTCATAATCAGCATCTGGTGTAAAGGGAGTTATATTATCAAGTGCTAAATATTCTGTATCATGATTATGCCCTGAAAGAGCATAATCAGAATGTTTATGTCCAGAATCTTTTATATTTCCTACATTGTCTATAGAAACGAAATTATCTTCAACTCCCTCACTAATTTTATCAGCTTTTCCAGAAATAGTAGTATCTAATGCAGTTCTTAATTCAGAAGCAGAGGTCTCATTTGCTCCTCCAGAATCTAAAGAAGTGTCTGTATTCTGCGAATGTTTTTTATCTACTGCATCTTTAACATCTCCAGCAGATACTTGGTCAACTGTTCCAAAAGCTAAATAAGTATCTTTATTTTGTTCATGGATATTAGTATGATTATAAGTATCAGTATGGTCTGAATTTAATATTTCTTTACTATCAGTTCCATCAAAATGATATAATTTACTATCATTACTATCTATCCAGATACCCTCTTGACCAGAACCCATTGGATTAATTGCTTGGGAATTTAATACTATTCCTGTCGGGTCTATTAACCCATCTACAGTTAATTTACCAGCAAAATATCCATCTTTAAATTTTTTAGAAGAACTTCCTAAGTCTATATCATTATCAGTTGTGGGTAATATAACCCCATCTTCTATTATAAATTGTTCAGCACCTGCTATATCAAATCTAATTTTATCTTCATCAGCAGATTCTTCCACTTGAATTTTTGTATCGTTATCAGCATCTTTAAGTTCGTCTCCACCTGGCACGTCTTGAGCTTTCCATTTACTACTTCCAGAATCATATATTAAAGCTTGACCATCAGTAGGAGTACCACTATCAAAATCCACATCTCCTAAATCTTCAATATTAGAAACTGAACTTCCACCAGAATTTACTCTAATATGCCAAGTACCAGAAATGGGAGCAAATGAAGATAAATCTATTTCTATTTGGTTAGCTGTTTTATATTCTATTTCATCTGGTTCAATTACTAAATTATTATTATCATATATAATTACTAAAGGATATGTAGAATTTAAATTATGATTAACAATTAATATTCCTGCACTAGAAAGGTCATTATTATCAAAAGAAGTAGTGTATCCTTCAGAACCTGCTCCTCCAGCCGATTGTGCTACCCATGTAAATTTCCCTGTTGCTTGGTCATATGAAGGGATATAAGTATCAGTTAAACCATTTGTAGCGTCTAAATCATCTGGTCTTACTGAAGCTATTTGAGAATAACGAATACGAGTATTTCTTTCAGTCATTGATTTATCCTTACATTTATTCTATATTTTCTAAATCATTTTCATTTAAATCATTTATATTATCTTTAAAATCTGACTCTTGAGGATTTTCTTTTTTCCATTTTTTTATTCCAATATTTTCTATTGATAAACCATTATTATTTGCACATCTATCTTTAGAAAAAGGATTTAATAATTTCTCGCTTTCATCATATACGAACCTGTACCTAACATAACTTAATATAGTACCATCTAATATTTTATAAAATATAATATAATAATTTTCTGTAGTCATTTATATTTCCTTTTATTCATGAGCTTTTATATGAAATTTAGCTTTGAAACCATATATTCTTATATCTGTTAAAGTACTGTCTGTAATTGTTTTAATTCTTAACCAATGAGGAGCGTCATGCAATTCAGTCGAATTATCAATTAAATTATGATTAGAATCTATATTATAAGAATCGTCTCCTATATTATCAGTATGAGTAACTTCTGTACTATCTCCACTAGCTAAATCACTGTAATATAAATAAATATAATCAATATAATCCCCACTATTATTTGTATTAGAATCATCATCTCTAATTCCATAGTATACAATTAATTCATCTAAAACGACAGTTTTTCCTTTTATTTTAGTAGGTAAAGGACATGGAATCCATATAACCGCATTGGTAAATGATGGAGTTAAATACCATCCAGTTATATTATGATTTGCGTTAATAGCTTCATCAGGAGCAATCCAAATTGTTTGCTGTCTATATAGATAATCTTTAGGATGAACAGAATATCCAAAAGGCATAGCTCCTGCAACTAAAGTAATAGCATCATAATATACCGTAGAAGTAATATCTGCTTTTAACCTTATATCAAGAACTGTTGCAGATTCGCTTATAGTCTTTGTTACTGTCAATAATTCCCAATCTCCTCCTCCAGTATGATAAGAAGAATTAGAATTAGAAACTCCATCTCCTATTAATATTCTAGCAGAATTTGCTGTTGAAGTTTTTACCCATGCAGATAGAGTAATTGATTTTCCTTTATAAGGAGCAAACCAATTAGAAATATTATAATTAGCATTACGTAAATACATTTGAGCAGTGGCTGTGAGTTTAGCTGAATATGATTCTATTTTAACTTCTGTAGACTCTTTATCTATAGAACCATTTACTAATAACCATCCATCAGGAGCTACCGAGTTTCCAGAATACCAATATTCAAAATTTCCATTAAAAAGTAAATTACTCGGATTAATATCCTTACTTAATGCTTCATTTGATAAAGTCAGATTTGTAATATTTCCAATTAGAAATTTAATCAAATTTCCTTTGGACTTTAAATTACCTAATATATTACTATTTCCTTTACGCATATTAATCCTTTTTATATAGCTCTAATATTAAATCGAAGGATATAATTCTTTCCGCAATGTTTACACTGTAAATTATATTTATCTATTGAATTTATAAAGTCGTTGTTTACCTTCTTTTTCAGAGGCATAATATAGAAATTTTTCCCATTGCACATTTTGCACTTAAAATCAATTGTTGCTTTTATCGCCATTTAATTCTTCCTTTTTAGTTGAGGCATTTAAAATTCCCTGTATAGTAATAATAGCCCCTTCTAATTTTAAAACTTGCTCTTTAAGAAGGTCTATTTTGTTTCTATGAATTTCTATAGCCTGCAATCCTTTTGCTCTTTCTGCTACCGCAAATTTTAATTTAGTTTGTAATAAATCTCGTAATAAAATATTATCGTCTTCTCTAATTTTATCCATTTTTGCTAAAGTTTTTTCCATTTTATCCTTCTTATTTTTAGGAAGTCTATTAACATTTACTCCTTTTAATTTACGTTTTGTCATCTTATTTTCCTTTGATTCAAGTTTTAGCTTATATGTATTTAGGTTTATTTAATTAATCGTTAAGAATATAATGAGCAATTATAATATCTCCGCTTTCAGGTTCGGTAGTAAACTGTATCGTGCTACCAGTAAGAGTATAATCTTTTCCAGACCCTTCTTCTTGCAATAAACCGTTTAAGAAAAGCTGAAGAGAATTTGCAATAGGAGTATTAGCTAATGTATGTTCACCAGAATATCCTGAAGCATCTACATCAGCAGAAAGATTTTCCATCTTTATATCGCCTTCAACTATATTATCAGCTATAGTATCTACAGACAATACGCCATCAGTAGCAGTAAGTCCAGTACCAGCTATAGCAGAAACTATATCTGCAAATTTTTCTTTCTTAGTATCGCCATTATCAGAAGCATCTAAAAGAGCAATATAATCATTAGCAACATCTATAGCTACTTCTCCGACTTCATCTAAATCGACAGCAAGAACACCAGCCGAAGCCACTAAACCAACACCTGCTAAACCACTAGCAACATCATCATTCAACATAGCATCTGTAACCTTAGTAGCTCCTATAGCAGTTACACCAGCGTTAGTGATTGTTATATCACCACTTACTGCAACCGAATTTATATCAGTGCCATCACCTATAAGAATATATCCGTCAGTTTTAGCATCCAAATCAGTAGGAGCATCAGACGCTCCACCAACTTTAACACTACCTCTAGATATATTCGCTAATTTATCATTAGTAACACCATCATCTTTTACTCTTAAAGCATCGGAATTAATTTCTATCGTGCTATCATCAACTTGAACATCCATGATGTCGCCATCAGCACCATTACGTGCCAAGCCAGCACCAAAGAAAGCATCTCTAATCTGCAATCCACGAATACTTGTATTTAACGCCATAAATTTTTATTCCTCCTTTTTACTCGAATTTTCAAGTTCAGGAGTCATTTTAATTGTCAGCCCTACAAGGCATTTTCTCGCATTTGACCCTGCGAGACATATAAGCTAATCATTTCAATAACATACGTGTCATTTTATATTTTATTTAGGTATCCACTCCCACCGCATTCGCAATCGGAGTAGCCTTGTCTCATTTTACATTTTTTAGGACATTTTATTATAGTTTTTTCATCGTATAATTGTTTAAATATCTTAGTTAGTCCTTTATAAGAGTAGTCAAAAACTTGTTTTTTAAAATATTTATAATCGTCAGATTTCTTGCCAAGTTTAAATTCCCCTAAATCTAATATTCGTTTAGTTACATCTAAAAATTCTAGAAAAATAATCTTGGCAATTTGTATTTTCATCTTTGACTCCTTATAGTTTTATATAATTTATTTCAATGTAGTCTGATACAACAGTATCTATTGGAAGAGAAAAATCTGTAGTTGAATGTATAGTTATATTTTTTTCTTTAATGCCATTTAAAAATACTTGCAAAGAAGTTTCGACATATTCATTATCTGCTCTAAATTTCTTAGAAGTTAATTTTGTTGGAACTTCATTAAAAATAAAATTATCTTTTACAGTTTGAACTACCCATGCTCTATTTTTAGCTATTTCTACTGTATTAAAATTTACAGTGATTATTCCTTCTTCTATGAATTCTACTTCTATTATTTCCGACTCTGTTATAGTCGCTTCTAAATATTCTTGTATCATGTTAATCTCTTAATTTACGTACAATGTCTTCAAATTCAATTCTACCATATAAAAGCACTCCTTCATTATCTTCATCGTCTTTATAATCCACAGAAAAATAATAAGTACCTACTAAATCAGTTTCGGACGCTGTAAATTCTATTAAAGATTCTCCATTGGTAGCATCACTATGAGCAGTTATTTTTTTGTCAATTATAGCTTGATTATCGTTATCATTCATTGAGGTCTTCAAAGTAAAATAAATTGTCCATCCTGTTATATCTTCTGCTATTCCATCTTTCTTAACTTTAATTTTATATGGTTGGGTACTTCTACGATGCCTTCTTATATCTTTCCACTTAGGGTCTGTTCTGAATTTTGGCATATCTTTCTCCTTAATCTTCCGTATAAGTTATAATTTCTGATACTCCAAGTCCCATCTGAAATCTTGATACTATTTTTTCTATACGCTCTTCTTTAGGCATTGTTTTAGGGTATCTAACAGTAATATTAGGAAGTCTATATTCTGAATAGTTGGGTCTAATTAATATGCTGGCTATAATAGATATTAAGTCCTCTGTTTTATTATCTGGATTTGGACGAATATTATCATCATCTTCATCTACTTCATAATCATCTTCTCCATATGAAAAAAGACTCATCCAAGTTATAGCTCCAATTATATATTTTGTTAATTCAGTATCGGAATATTTATTAAAAGTATAATCTACCTCTATTTTATCGCCTGATGATAAGCTATTACCAGAAGACAGATTAATAGTAATTTTATTAGTGGTAGAATCATAAGAATATTCTCCTGAAGTTAGTTCTGTTCCATTCCATAAAACGGAATCTATAGCGGTAATATTAGATTCTGCAAGAGTAAAAATATTAGATTGTTCATATTCTTGTATTTCGAAATCTGTTTCTCCAAAATCTTCTACCAAAGCTCTAACCTTTGTGCGTATCGTGTCCATTATTATCTCCTCTATACTTTTTTACAAAAAGCATTTCTTTGCCTCTATTACCTTTAAATATAAAATAATTTCGCTTTAATATTTCAATTATTGGATTTGTCTTTTTTATTTTTATGTATAAATCCTCTTTTACGTTCCACAATAAAACCTTTAACAATCTATTTGCAGAATCGTTATCTTCCGCTAATATTTTTAAATATTTTCTAGGAGATTTGTCTGACCATCCAGTTATAAAAGCTATTCCTTTTCCTTCCTCAAAAACAATTTTATCTCCTCTTTGTAAAGCTTCAAATAATAAATGTTCGTTTTCTTTAATAAAAAGTCTAAAATTAGATTTAGTGATATAAAAATCCCTATATTCATCTGTAAGTTCATCTAAAATAGATTTTACCACTTTACATTGTTTTTTGGAAATTTGAGTTCCAAATTGAATCATTGGTTTTCCTTTATTTTTATTTTATTGGATTAGGGAGAGCTATCGACCTAGTCAACGCCCTCCCTAATTTATCTATGTTAAAGTATCGAAGTAGCGTCACACTTAACAATCATCTTCGGATTAGGAATAGCAAAAATCACGCTCTCATAACCAACAACCGAGAACCCTAACACGTTGGCTGATGTACCACTGAAGTCTACGACTTCAGGAGTCTGACCAACCATGAGTGCTCTCTGAGCCTGGTCAACATCTGCACCCATCAATCTTGCGATTTCAGGGGAGATTTTCCTTCTCACGAACCATATCGGCTTACCTTCAGCTACTCTAGAATTCCTCGCTAACAAAATCATATGCTTAGTGTTAAGGAGAACTGCTTCTCCACCACCATCTGTACTCTCAACTTTACCAAATATCTTCATCGGCGTTATGCCAAGCTCTTTAAGCTTTGCTATAAGCGTAACGTTATAATTAAAAGTACCAGCATTATCTTTATCATACATATCAATGGCTTCTTTCACAGCAGAACCACAAAGAAGTACATAATCATCACCATAATCCTCAACCAAATGCTTCATAGCCATAATAGCATCATAAAGGTCATCACCAGAAGCTATAGTATATTCCTGAACATTAGCATTACCTGGAGTATTAGTATCAGCTTCCAGACCATCCAGCACGAGTTTCAACTCTCTCTTATCCATACCACGTGTAATAGCTTCTTTCTTCCGACCAAGCACTTTAGTATCTGGACTAGAAAGTACCGCATCAACAAGTACATATTCCTTCTTCGAATTAAGACCCTGGAAAGATATTTCAGTATCTCCCAACGGACTTCTCTTTACCTGCACCAATTTTCCATCTGTAGTATCCACGACTAAGATTGTATCCAAATCTGAATCAACATTAGTGTATCTCCACAGCTTTTCGCCTGGCTCAACAGTATCTAGGTTACAAATCTCACGAAGCTCAACAGGAACTGGTAACTGATAGTTAATAGGCTCGCCTATCAACTTCGAAATTTCCAAATCAACTCTACGTTCCATTGTATTTACCTCTCTATAATTTTTTTGAACAAATTTACACTATTATAATATCTTTTCGTGTCGGCATTATCTTTGCCATATATTAATTTATCTTTTTTTATTTATTACGACCAAAAGCTACATCGTCAATTTGCTTCTTTATTTTTCTATAATAACCATCATCATTAATTTTAGAACCGACTATTTCAGAAGCAGTATCTTTGTTTGTTTTGGCTCTTGCCTTTTCTAATGATAATCTAGCTCTTTCGAACTTATCATCATTAACTATTTCTTCGTCTGTTAAGTAATCTTTACCAATTATCTCTTGTCTCTCAAGAATTTTCTTCGCATTTTCTTGATAGAATTTTATTTTCTTATCAGTATTTTTCTTAACCTTTGCAAGTTCTGCCTCTAACTTTTTTTGAGTATTATTACTCTTTTTTGATTCATCAAGATGTTGCTTTATAGCTTTTCTAACACCAGCTTTAAATATCTCTTCTCTTTTAGAAGTCTCAGTTATAATTGTTTTCATATCTTTACGAGCTTTTCTTAGTTTTCTCTGATGTTTCTTCATAGCTTTCTGGTAACGTTTCAAAAGAGTAGTCATCTTTAATTCTCTTGCTCTTTTAAGAATTTTATTTCTAACTGAATCAGCACTTACGCCTAATTTTTTCAAGGTTTCCTTAACTTTAGTTTGAGCTAATCTTGCTAAAGCATTACGAACATGAACTTGGTCATTTATAGGAAACATTCGAATTTTACGAGGTTCTCCTGTTCTCTTATTTTTTACTGTCTTAACAATAGCAAATAAACTATCAGGAAGTGCTTTTCGTGTCTTAGTAGTCATTTGTTCAGACTTACCTGGCTGTCCTGCTCCTGGACGTTCTTTTCTTCTCATCTGACCGCCACATTTGGGACATTTCAAATCTTTACAGTGAGAATCTGAAGCTTTAGAAAAACCGCATTTAATACATTCGCAATTAAACTTAGCACTTTTTTCTATTTCATCATCACCTTCTATTTCCTTTACTGTAACATCAATATCTTCAACCTCTATTAAGTCTTCGGAGACAGGAGCTTCTGGCTTCTTCTCCTCTTTAGCTTTAACTTTTTCCAGTCTTTCGGAAATTACTTTCTTATTATCTTCCTCTGTAGATTCGAGAAAATCATGAATCTTTTCTGCCATATTTTTTCCTCCTTTTTCCGAAGCTTTTGTAGGCTCATTTGCCTTATCTTTAGTTTCATTTATTGTTGCAATTCTTTTGCTAGTTTCTTTATAACTATCCGTATAAAACTTCAATCCGCATTTAGGACATGCCACTTGTCTAACATTTACATCCGATATTCCTTCTATATTTATTTTAGCGTTACACTGAGGACAATTAATATGTCCAGAATATATGAATCTAGATTTAAATAAAGGATTAGTTTTACTATTTTTAGCAAAAGTAATATTATATTCTTTAGAACAATTCATACATTTTAATTTGGCTTTTTCATCATCTCTTGATATAATTAACCAATTATTTACTTTACAGGAAGGGCAAAGTATTTTAAAATCTTTAACTTGAGGGGGATATTTCATATTTCCAGTATTATCAAGAATAGCAAAACATTTGGGACATTTAATACTAACTTGACCTTCACCTACTTCAAACTCTTCTCCACAATTTGAACATTTTACCTTTATGAGAGTTGCGGTAGTAGATTGTCCAGCCATTAATATTTCATCTTCTTTATATTTGGAAGCATAAACAAGTTCAGGTAAAGCAGTATCATCATTAGCCATCATCAAAACTTTAGCATTTTTAAAAGCAGGAGCGTTGTCTTTGTCTTCGTATATTAAAGCTCCTCCTGCGATTTCCATGTTGTGAAGTTCATAAGTTCCGTCTTTATAATATTTGCGTTTATCCTTTGGAGACCATATTTCGAATGAAGAAGAAAGTTTCTTCTTCTTAAATAGTTCTTGAGCCTTTTTCCATAGTTCTATATAGTAAGTTTTGTAATAAACACCATAAGCAATTGCTTCATTTTCCTTTTGACGATAACGAAAATCTATATAATGCCCAACTACTTTATCTCTATCGTGATTTATATTTATAGGTTTTCCTATAATTTGCGGAAGAACCTTTATTAACTCATTTTTTGGTAATATAGCTCCATTAGCATTGGGTTCGTTTATAAAAGCATATACCGTTTTAAAAAATCCTAAATCCCTAGCTGTTATGTCCATACCTCTTGCTTTAGCTATTTTTTCTAGCTCACTTTTTTCCTTACCTTCTTCTAATAGAATCGTTTCTGAATTTTCTGTATAATCATTCAAAAATTCTTCTATTATAACATTATTTAATCTTTCCATTGTTTCGTCTCCTTTATAAGTATATTAAGTGATAGCGGTTATTTGACCATCTACAACTGTTATCGTTTTTCCATCAGTTGTTGTAAATGTTCCATTTATTCCGTTTTTCTCTGTTAGATTATTTAAAGCATCTTTTACGGTATCTCCAGTTACAGAAGAATCGTTTTTTGTTCCTGACGCTCTTTCTATCAAAACTGGATTATCTGGAGTTGTAAATGTCGGAGTTCCTGAAATTATACAAGAACTTGTCAGAAAACAAGCATCTATTGTTTCTGAAGCTAAATAGACACCTGCTCTATCAAATAAATGTAGAACTAAAGTTGCAGGGTTGGAAAAAGCTATCCAACCTAATTCTTCGGCTCCTATTAGAGTAACTCCTCTCGAAATAAGATGAGCTTCTTTTCCATTACAATTAAAAACAGAAGGAGAGTTAGTAGGTGCACCAAGACCTATACAAGATGTATAGTTAAGAGTTACATCTTGATAATTTTCAGTATATCTAAATATTTCATTAGCTCCAGTATCGAATAATCTATAAAACCATATATTTTTAAAAATTACATCTTTTCCATACCAATAACCGCCATTTACAGTTTTACTTATTTTTCTTGTTCCAGAATAAAATAAATCTCCTTCAAACTCAATATGACTTATATCTTTTATAGCTGTTGAAGTTATTGTCATATCAGTAATAACAATAATTTTTCCTCCATTTAAAATTCTTAAATAATCGATAGCATCGTCAAAATTATCATAATCTGCTCCTGATGTGCCTACTGTGATTATAACACGACTTAGACCGATAGCATCTTTGGTTTTCCATTTTCCAGAAACAGAATCATATATAAGCGTTTGACAGTCTGTAGGAGTGCCAGATTCAAACTCTACATCATCAAGTTCAGATAAATTAGAAACTCCTCCTTCTGAAGGGCCTTTTGCCTGCCATGTTCCAGAAGCATTATCATAAGTTAAAATTTGCCCATCAGTAGGAGTTCCGCTAAGAAATTCTACATCATTTAAATCTTCTAAATTTTCTACAGTAGATAAACTAGAATCATCTAATACTTTTTGAAGCTTGCCCGTAAAGGGATTTAATTTATGTTTAAAATTTGCCATTATATTTCTCCTTATGCTAATTCATCGTATGTTATATAAGTCAAAGAAGTTCTATTAGCCCATTTATTATCTCCTCTACCTGCATTGGCATATCTATATTCAGTTTCATCTGATTTTTCTCTCATTATAATTGCCTGACCTCTCGGATGAATATATAAATAATAATTATAAAGAGTACCGCTTTCTTCTCCTGATTCGTTCTCAGCTATATTATGAATCATAAATTCTGAAATATCTGAGTCTCTAAATTTTGTTCCCATTATTCTTCCTCCATTAATTCTAATATTTCGTTTATTTGAGATTTAGTTAGACTTGCCTTTCTTATCCATTTTTTTCCACGTTTCTTATATTTTAATTTAACATTTCTCCAAGCACTTTGTCTAGCTTGAGTTTCATTCTGAGTTTCTTCGTATACAGCATTAAAGGTTTTTATCCATATTGTTCTTGCTCCTGCTGGTAAATTTTTTAATTGTGCTGGATAATTGGTCTTCGTATAAGGAGCAATTTCTAAATCTTTATTTTTACTCATATCAAACTTTTCATTATCGTCAACTTTATCTCTTGGAATGGGTCTTCCATTTGTATCCACTTCTTCTCTTTCTTCTTCCTGTGGAGAAATATCCGATTCTCTGTTATCTGTTATGTGAGGGTACATTAAAATTTCAGTACCATCTTTAGCTTCTTTTTCACGTCTACTTTTCTCAGTATCAAAATCTGTTTCTCCAACCAATTCACAATATGTCTTATTCGATAATTGCCCATGTTTCCATAGTAATCTAAGTTCCTGCTTAAATCTATCGTTAATAAAACCCCTAACTGGAGAGGACGTGATATGAAATTCTGAATTTTTATATTTTATGGAAGTAGAATTTTTTTCTAAAGCTAAAAGTAGTATTTGATAAAGTAAGAGTTTAAAATCTTCCACTCCAGCCCTTATTTCTTCTATAAAAGCTTTAGGATTAATAATAGCTTCTCTTCGAGTCTCAGATACACTTTGAACAATATCCACAAATCCTAATCCACTAAGAATATTCTTTTCAGCTTGTTCGAAAAGTTTAGGAGCGAAAGCTGTTGCTAAATCGGGAATTAAATGTCTTATTTCCTCAGCATAATCAGTAACTCTCATTTTTGTCTGAGAATCTCTACTGCCAAAATTGTCTTTATACTCTCTTAATAATGCTTGAATATCTTCATAAATAGCCTTAAATTCGGCATCTGTATAAGTTTTACCTGCTGTAGTTAAAGTATCGCTACCTTTCTTAACTAACATCATATAAGGAATTATTTCTTCAACAACTTTACTTCCAAATTGTTTAAGAGATTCTATTATTTTATAATTATGATATACTCCTCGTTTTATTAAGAAAGGAACTGGATACTTATCAAACCATCTACCATAAGGACGAGAAAAAATAACTCCAGCATCTAATTTTGCTCTATCATTATCAGTATCTCCTAAATAATAATCATAACTATCTAAAGTTAATACTTCATCATCATCCTTTGGTTTAGCGAGTATTTCTTTACCATCTATAAAGAACATTCGAGAAGGTAGTTGGAATCCTCCAAAATTATCCCATTTAGTAATTTTAAGAACGGGAAAAGAAGAACCTTTCCATCTTTCCTTAAAATATTCTTTCGCAAGGGATTTTATTCCAGGAGGTATTTTACCGTTATAATCCTTATTTACTTGTAATGCCCATTTTCGTAAAATTTTAGTAAGATTATTATTGCTCGTTTCTATTCCATATTCTACTGTTGCACTTTCAACCGCAAAGTCAGTTAAACTATCTATAATACCACTAACATCATCTCTAAGCATAACTTCGATAGCTTGAGCTTGTTCTTTGAAAGTATCTGGTATAATTATTTTCTTTAAAAATAATGAAAACAAATTATGTAAAAAAACCGTAGAATCTATCGTACTCATCTTATTCTCCTTTTATAGTTTCAAATTTCTTAGTTAAGCGTTTTAGTTCAGAGACCGCTATACTTGCTCTTGTAGTATCTCCTCTAAATGTATAATAATTAGCTCTTTCTAATAGCAAGGTTCTCACATATTTGTCAAACTGGCTTTTATCACAATTAACTAATTTGCCTTGATGAATTTTATTTATTATTTCTTCTTTAGTTTCTTTAATATCTTCTATTTTTTTCCTAAGAGAACTAATACCTAATCCAATTTCAGAAGTCATGTTAGGAGTAGTATTAAAATCTTTTTTTAACCATTGAGCAATGGAAAATACCCGAAAAGCTGACCAGTAATGGTCTCCTGTTTCACTAATGCACTCATACGTTGTACGAGTATCTGATTTCGTAGAAATTACCGAACTAAACTGATTATCAAATTTATAATCTTTTTCGGGTATAAATAATCGAGGTTCATAAAGTAATATTTTAAGTCTTTTTATTACCCATTCCGACATAAATTCTTCTCGAACTATGGGCTTACCTTTTTTATCTAATTTGATAGATTTATTAGCATCTTGTTCAAAACCAGAAATCACTTTATCATTTCCTCTATACCATACTAAATTCTTCTTATATCCTGCTTTTTCAAATTTATCATATAATCCTCTTCCACATGCTTCTCCACAATCAAAACCTAAAACATTAGCTTGAGTTTGTTCAACTAAATATTTAAAAATTTCATATTGTTCTTGTTCGGTCATATTATATAAAATAATATTATATAATAAATAATATTTATCTCCGATTTCTGATAAAATAATTATATCAGAACCTCCCGCACCGTCGCCTACATCAGAACAAATAAAAATACGGTCTATATTCTTAGGTCTTTCTACTATAATTAAATTTTTAAAATTTTCAAATTGTTCTTTTTTTAATTCGAATCTTTTAATTTCTCGATTTTTTAAATATGCAAATTTAACTCTTTCCATATCAAAAGTAGAAAAAGCGTCTTCAGCAACTTCGCCCTCAAAATATATTCTGAAATTTAAACTTTCTTTTCCACCGTAATCTTTTTCCGCTTCTAAAATATCTTTATCTGAACAAGTGGGATTAACATATCGAGGTAAATTTAAAATTTTGTCTTTATTTATAGGGTCAAAAAATATTTTACCTATTGGAGAATGTTTAAGAAAATTAGTCATCCCTGCTAATCGAAATATAGACCCTAACTCTGAACAACTATCACGACGTTTCTTATATATTTCTTCATTTTCGAATGAAATTTCGTCCCCCCACATCTTATCCACATGAAGCTGATAAAAAGCACTTCCAGGAGATTTTCCAGATAAATGCATATTAACGCCATGAAGAGTCCAATTATTTTTTCTACCGTAAAATTTAATAGCAGGTTTATATCTACAAATAAAATAGAAAATCTTAAAAATAGGATGATATTTCATTGCTTTTTCTACAGCAGTTAGAATACCTCGTAATCTTTTTTCATCTATAGAATAGAGCAAAGCTTTCAGATTTTTCTCATAAAGAGCAGAAAGGGCGATGTCTATAATAAGAGATATTAATGACTTCCCAAAAAGCCTCGCTCCAAGATTATATAAATCTCCTATATTTTTTCTTAAATCGAAAGTTTGTTTATCGCTTAATTCATGATATTTTTGCATGGCTTTAAAATCATAAATAGATTCATATGATAACATAGGCAATTGGTATTTTCGAATTTTACCATAAGCTTTTTTATCAAAGTGCCCTAAATTATCAAAATCGTCAAATAAACATTCCGCTAAAGTTACTGGATTATACCATGAAGTTATAAAGTCTAATTCTTTTTTTGAGATTTTTTCTATAAGCATACTATTTTAATTAAATGAGCTAAATAGAAGAAGGTAGCGACAAACAAGGAAGGAAATTATGAAGCACTGTAGAAACGTTTTTCTAGAAAATCTATATATCGAACTCTAGTGTCATAGATTTTAGCTAAGTCTTCTTTTGTTATTTTTTTGTCTGTTTTATATAATTTCCATAAATAGTCGTTAGTCAAAAATTTACCTTTAAAAAAAGGGTGTTTATTTAAATCATAATTTTTTACTTTAAATATAAAAAATATTAATTTTTGACAAAAAGGACAAGGTGCAGTATAATCGGCTTGATTTTCTTCTCTATGTTTTTCAAATTTTTTGTCTACTTCTTCAAATATTTGATAAGGGTCTTTAGCTTTTTTATCCTCAAATAATCCTAATTTTTCCCGAAGTGTAAGAGTCTGAGTTTCTATATCATTTAAACGTTCTAACCATATTTTAGGAACAACTTCGGCATCTGTTACTGTTTTACTTTTAGTTAAATCTTCGATTTTATTTTTTATTCGAAGAATTAAGATTTCATGGAATACTAAAGATTCTAACAGTTCTAAGTCGTTTATTTTCTCATAGTTATAAATCTTACAGTATTTGTCAAATTTCCGTTTGGCTCTCTTACGTTCCGCAGAAGATAAACCTGCTCCCTGGAACTTATAAGCTTTTGACATATTTACCTTACTTGTTAATATTCAATAAGTTACAAATAAAAGCACCGCCCTAAAATGGGCGGTTTATTATTTATATATAAAGAGAAGATATAATTGTAATAAAATATGATAATATATAATAAGATATAAAAATAGACATACTTTTACCCTCTCCTACTATATATTATATCATATAAATAGCTTGGTGTCAAGGGTAGCGAAACAATTATTTTTTATCGTCCTCTTTAAGCATTTGTTCTTTTATTTGTCTAAAAAATTTAATAGCTTTCTTCGTCTCTTTATCTAATTTAAGATTTCGATAAAATTTATTTAGAGTTCTTCTTATGTTTATTTTGCTCGCCATGTTCTTGTTTCCTTTTCCATTTATAATATCTTTTCATAATTTCTTCGAAGCTTACAGGATAGAAATTCCAACAATCTACACCAACATTGATAGCATCGGTAAAACCAAAGGAGGTTTTTATCCGTTTAATTTGCCATGCTAAATGAACATGCCCTACTAGATTTATTTTATAGTTAGGGTCGACGTGAGCAGGATTGTGTACTATATTTATTCTTTTACCTCCATATCGAATTACTAATCTTTCGATAGGAGTTTTTACTCCATTATTTCCGTCATGATTTCCTTTACAAAACAAAATTTTTCCATTCAATTTCTTCTCTATTTCTGTAGGTTTAATCGGAAGTCCTTCTCCTTTTTTTCCACCTGGAGAATTCTTAAAAATGAAATCGCCAACAAAAATAACTAAATCTTCTGGTTTTACTCTTTCATTCCAACGTCTAATTAATTCTTTATTCATTTTATCTAGAGATTCGAAACTAATAGCGAATTTTCGTTGTTCTTCTTGGGATTTATTTTTATAAATTTCATATAACTCTTTATCTTCTTTAGTCATAAATTCAGTACGACCTACATATTTTAAAATATTAGCATGGTTAAAGTGAGTATCTGCTGAAAACCAAAGTTTCATTTCTTTCCTTTCTCATCTGCTTCTTTCAAAGGACTATCTTGTTCTAAGTGATGTAAGACTAAATTTTTTACAATTTCTCTTCTGTCATTAGACCACTTTAAATACAAAGCTAATCTGGTCACAAATTCTACTGCTAACAATTCATGCTTTATATAATTACTTCTATCTTCTCTATCAGTTCTCACGAAAGGTTTACCAATATCATGTAACAGTCCTGCCCATCTAAGATTTATTTCTTTAGGAGTATTAAGAACTACTCTCTTTGTATGTTCCCACAAAGTAAAGTTATGATGAGGGCTGTTTTGTTCATAAGCTATTTGCAAAGATAATTCTGGAAGTATAAAATTCAATAATTTTGTTTTTGCCAAAAATTCTAATCCTACTTCTGGATGGTCTGCCAATAGTAATTTATCGAGTTCGGCTACCCATCTTTCCTTACTAATCTGTAATATTTTATAATTCATAGAATTTACAGCATGATAAATAGAAGGATGTATTTCAAATTCTAACTGAGAAGCGAATCTAGCTACTCTAAGCATCCTCAAGGGGTCTTCTTTGAATCTCTCATTTGGCTTTCCAACACATCTAATAATTTTATCTTGAATATCTTTTCTTCCACCAAAAGGGTCAATGTATCTATCTCCTGTTTTAGCAATAGCGTTAATGGTAAAATCTCTTCTGCTTAAATCAGCAGTGATGTCTTTGACAAAAGTAACTTCAGGTTTTCTACTTCCAGATTTATATTTTTCATTTCTAAATGTAGTTATCTCAATTAGATTACCGTTTATTTTTACTCCTAAAGTCCCGAATCTTTTTCCTGTCAAATAAGGTCTTCTACCTGCTTTTCTAATAGAAGCTTCAATTTCATCTGGAGTTAAAGGAGTAGTAAAATCAAAATCTTTAGGAACGTTCCCTAAAATTTTATCTCTAACTGCTCCTCCTACCATATAGAGAGGACTAACTATTTTTTTGACTTCTTCGTATATAGTCATATAAAATCCCTATTGTAAATTTTTCGATTTCTTCAGTTCTCGGTTTAGCAGGTAGCGTACTCGATATTGTCAAAGATTCCATTTCTCTTTCTAGTTGCTCAGAAAATTCCAAGACTTGTTCTACAGTCCATTTGCCTTCTCTAATATCTAGAAGTAATTGTCTTTCTTTCAAAGGGAATTCTAATTTGCCAGTTTTCAATAATTCTATTCCTTCTAACATTAATCTTATTAAATGACTCGCAAATTTTACATCGAATCCATATCTATTTAACAACCCTCTCCTATTTCCTACTTTTGATATTCTTTCTTCTAAACTCTTTATAACTTTCTTAATTGGTAACGATGGAGAAAAATTTATATCTCCGATTGAAACAAACTTTACATTATTATATCCCGATTTTCTTAATTTAATAAAATGAGGACAAGTAGATAAAGTAATAACTTCTATTAGAAATTTATTTTTATCTATTTTCGAAAGATAATTAACTCCATTAATCAAGTCAAAATAACAATCTTTCTTTATTATCATTTTGTGTTTTTGAGAAAAAGCATATCCTAAAAATTTTTGTTTTAATCCTTTATGTGGAAAAAGATGTTTAATATCTAATAATTTCTGTCCTAATTCATTTTTGAATACTATATTTTTTTCGTTTACAAATAATATCTCCAAAATATTAGGGTTATTTGAAAGAGCGAGTTGGATAAATTTTCTAAATTCGTAGAGTTTTCTATCTATAGCTTTATCAGTATTTTTTCCGTTTTCGTCTTTGGCTTTTATAGAAAGATTAACTTCTTCACATTTTTTAAATCCCAATATATATTCTATAGGAGATAAGAAAATCCCTATATAATCTTTGTCAGAATTTTCAGTGTTAGTTCCATACAAATGAGACCCTGATATTATTTCTAAAATTTTATTTTTATCGGCAATTAAAGGATTCATTTATCCTTCCCCATCAACTCATCGAGTTCCTCATTATTAGTACATTCTTCAAATACGTGAGGATAGCATTTTTGGATTCTTGCTAGTATAGTAAATGCAAGAACTAATTGCTTGAGAGTGTGTTCATATTTTTGTATTATTTTTTCAAATGACATTTATCTTTTTAATCTTTCTCTTTAAATTTAAAAATAGATTAACCTCTTTAGAAGGTCTATCATAATAGTAATTATTAGACGTTGCCACCCAATAAGGATTAATATAAAATATTTCTTTAATTTCTGCCCACGCAATCGCAGTTAAACACATAGGACAAGGTTCTCCAGAACAATATATTTTAGCTGTTGTTAAAAATTCGGTTTTTTCTTTTTTACATACTTTTCTAATAACTTGAATTTCTGCATGGGCAGTTGGGTCATGTTTTAAGGTCACTTCATTAACTGCAAAATACTGTTTACCTTTATATTCTATACAAGCCGAAAAAGGATAGCCTTTTCTATTTCTATTTGCTAATCTAATTAATTGTTTAGCTATTTTTTGCATTTTAATCCCATTCATACCAATGTTTGTCACGTTTTTCTAAACAGCACCTTATCGCTAATTCTACATCCCACTTATAATATCCACATTCTCCATTAGATAAGATTGGGCAAGTGTTTATTCCGAATTTTTCGTTAAATACTTTTTCGGAGATATTATAAATTTTAATAATTTTAGAAATTTCTTCTTTAGTATATCCTAATGAGTCTTTAGGTTCTGGTAAATTAAGTTTTTTCATTTTTATTCCTCTCTATATGCCAATATTTCATATTCGTCATATCGTACATACCAAACTTTATAAATTGTATATCTTTGAGAAGAAAGAGAATTTAATTCTTTTTCTAATGTTATAGCATGTAGTTTAATTTTATGTATCCATTTTTTCATAATATCTCCTTTTATATTCTCTTGCTTTTGAAGGCAATAAAGAACACATCAGATTTTCTTCCAACATTCTATCTCTAACAATTTGATATTTTTCTACTATACTTATAGCATAAAGGTCTGTATATCCAAATTGTATATTAAATTCTTTCAATAAAAAATTATAATAATCTACTAATTTATCTTTTTCACAATAATGACATTGTGCTAAAGTAGGTATATTATGCCATTTTTCAGGATTGCAATATTCTATTAATATCCTAGCCCAAGATTTTTTATACATTATTATAATCCTATTTTCAATCTTTGCATTGTTTCGTATATTTCTAATTTTTCTTCATAGGTATAATTACAAATTCCAGAACTATCCAAATGTCCACAGCCTTCACAAAATCTCTCGCTAATATTTTCTTTTTCCCATTCGGGGCAAAAGTTTTCTAAAATTTCAAATTTCATTTCTCTTCCTCCAATGTAAATAATCCTTGATGACCACAAGGTAAACAACTTGCTCTAATTTTATCCTCATCTTTTTTAGTAACAACTTTCCAATAAGTTTTCTCTCCACAAATCATACATTTTTGAACTAAAATTCTAACTTTCATTATATTATGCCTTTCGTTCATTATATTATTTATTGTCAGCTACTGTAATTTCTAAATGACTATGTAAAGGAACTAAATAACCATCAGAAGCCCATTTAATAATTTCACTTACTGGAGTATCAGGGTCAAATATTTTAGTTTCTCTCCACATATCTCCTACAGTAGTGTTTCCAGCCGAGCAGTGTTTTATAGCTATGATTTTTGGAAAAGTATTATTCATATTTCTCCTTTAGTTCGATTTCATCTACTTCTTTTACTTCTCTAATTATATTGTCTTTTGTAATTGCTATTTTAGGTAAACATGAGTCACAACATAGAAAAACCCTATCTGTAGTGTCATTCATAGAAAATAGGAAATATTTTTCTTTAATTTTAAGCCCACAAAAATAACAATACCAATTTTTTTTATTAAATATTATTTTCATATTATTCTTTTTATGGTGAGGGACAGTCGAGCAGGAATCCCTACTCCTTGATTATTCCATTAGGAAACTGCCCCTCTTATTTTTCTAATTTCGTTAATTCATCATCAGTAATGGTACAACATACAACATTCTCATCTTCATTATAATAAACAGCATAACCTTGTCTAACTAGAGCAGTTATAAGTTGGTCTGTATAATTTTTGTCTAATATTTGGATTTTAAGTTCGTATTTCATTTAGAATTTTCTTTCTGGTTTTTTTATTCAATATTTTTATAAATCTTTTTTTTAAAGGTTTTTTCTTTAATTCTAATCTATTGCCATAAATTTCTTTCATTTTCCCAACTGCTTGTATTCCATGTTTATCATACAAGGTTCTCGGTGAAATTCTTTTACCATCAATAAAAAATAAAGGATGACCGTCCTTTCCAATAATTCCATCAAATATCCATCCACTTGCTTTATATACCATTCCATTATGACCAGCAAAAGGGTCTGAATATGTAACAATCAAATCATAATTATATGATTTTTTGATTTTTTTTATTACTTCTGCTGTTAAACTACTCATACTCCATTTGTGGTTATCTTTACCGACCATTCTTGCTAATTCAATAACTTTTATATTTTTTTGACTGTATTTTTTTTCATAAATCCTCGACCTACAATTTGTAAATACCAAACAACCTTCTTCGTGTCCATAAGCAAATAAAATCCCTTTTACTTCTCCAAGATAATGCCATTTATTTAACATAGTATTTGCTATTTTTTTATCCAATTTGATAATTGGTGGAGTTTTCTGTAATCCGCTTAATTTGTAATTCATCTTAAATTCCCATAGAATTACATAAATCTTCTAAATATTGTTGTTGTTTTTCGTTTAGATTTAATCTTTGTTGAACTTTATATAATCTATCTTTTTGCCAACCTGACCCTGTTCTAAGATAATAATTTTCAGCATGTCTCCATAATAGTGCTAATCTATTTAAAACATTAAATCTTGAATATTTTAATTGTATATTAATAGGAATTGGGCAATTATATTTTTCAGCTAACATCGTCAAATCATGTAATGAATAAGCTACATTATTTTTATCCCATTCCTCTTGATGTAGACAAAATCCTTTATAATCTGCTTTCATTTTTCCTCCTTAACCTTATTAATAACACAATCTCCTTCTATATTTATTTGACTTATACATTTAGAACAACATAAAAAAACTCTATCGGTACTTTTTCTCATAGACCATAAATAATAATTATTCTTTAAAATTTTTCCACATAAATAACAATACCACTCTTTTTTCATATTAAGCCTTTTCTGTATAACCACAATTCCAACATTTCTTATCATCTCCAAGTATATAATCTATTTCTTGTTTACATTCAGGACAAACCCATATGTTCTCTTTTCTTCCCCAATCATCTTCATCAACCATTACAATTTTAGTTCCTTTACATGCAGGACAAGTTATTGTTGAAGCACTGCTAACAGGCTCAGGATTATCTATTAATCCTCTTCCTCTACAACTAGGACATACTATTGGGTATCTTCTCATATTTTTCTTGATACCTCCAGTCTATAGGAGTCAGAATCAGAGTGAGGAGTAGAAACTTCTAAAATAACAGATTTAGGAGTTAGAGAACGAAATCTATGGTAGACTCCTGGTTTAATTCTTATTTGCTTTCCTTCTCTTAATTTAATAACAAAAGTATAATCGTTTATTTTTATATCTAATTCTACAGTTCCACCTAGTATATAAAAAGTTTCGTCTTTCTTTTTGTGCATATGTAAACTACATTGATACCCTTGAATCAAATTGAGACGTTTTGCACAATACTTATCCGTATTGACTAACCATTCTTCACTGCCCCATAATTTAGGAACGTATTTTATCATATTTGCCTTAAATTTTTCAGTTTTATTTCCATAATTTTAATTGGTTTATCACTTTCCCATCCGATAAAAACGTCAAAAATAGCTTCTTTCTTCTTTTCATTCCAAGTTCTAAAAACAACATTTTTAGCAAATACTTTAGTTTCTAAAAATCTTAAAGGAGATAAATAACTGGCTATTAAATTGTCAAATTCTGCATTACACTTTATCATATATTCCTCCTACATTATCATGCTAAAAAATCAGTTATCCAATAATTACCGAAACGCCATCGTCCTTTTTTATCAATATGCCAATAAAAAGGACTTTTCATTATTTATGCCTCCTTTATAATAAAGCAATTATTCCTGCTATTCCTACTCCTAATCCTGTCATAAATTCAGTCATATTAATATAAAATCCAAAAATAAATAAAAGAGGCAAAGGCTTATAAATACAATTCCAATAAATATTATTAATAGTTGCCATAATTATTGAAATAGGAAACAGCCACCAATGACCCATTAAAAAACAAAATAAACCTACACTACCTCCATATAATAATCCCAATGTGGCACGTGTTAAAAGATTAGCTATTTGATGTTCATAAAATTTTGTCCAAAAAAGATAAACTGGAGCAGTTTTACCATATCCCGTTGCTATTGCTCCCCATATCAATAAAAAAATTATTGTAATATAGAAAATATTCGTTAGAGTTAATGGGATTTTAAATAAAGCAAAAATAGTTAATGGAACTGCAACACACATCCATCTCCATTGACCCCCAATATTGCCTCCGATAGCCCAACCAAAAGCACTAATTAAAATTATTATAAGAGCTATGATTAAATTTACCATTTTTCTATTTCTCCAGATATTAGGATAGAGGGAGAATATATATTCTCCCTCGTATTCTATACTTTCCTTATAAATCTAAATTACCCTTTAATAAAATGACCAACTACAACAGCACCTATTCCTACTAATGCCAATATAGCTACTATAGGATTAATTTTAGCTACCATAATCCCTGCTACTGCTACCGCAGTAACTCCACTACCCTGAACTATAAGACCTATTTCTTTTCGGTTCATAATTTCCTCCATGTAAACATTACTGTATATAATAATTTGTTTCTAGTACCTATATTATATCATATAATATGTTTGGTGTCAAGGTTTTAAATCTATTTATTTTTGTTTAGTAAATCAAAATTTATCTTATATCTTTGATTTTTTCCTTTTGGGTAAGGTAATACTTTATATCTTAAATTATGTCTAAATACTGTTTTGTCTGCCTTATTGCCAAGAAATAAGATATACCTGTGTTTTGGAAACCAGGCTACTCTTTCTGTAAAATCTCCTACATAATGTCTAGGATGTTTTCCTCCTTTTCCTTTTATATGAGTTCTTTTTTTTTCCCACATCCAGTATATATAAAATTTAATGCTTGATATATATATCCAAAATGATTCATTTTTGTGTCACTATAACTAACAATTATTTTCGTTTTTTCAATTTGTTTTAAACATCTAGAAACAAAAAAAGAAAAGCTATTTTTAGGTAAGTTTTCTTTTATAACTAATCTATTAAGTTCTAATACGAATTTTTTAAAAGGTTCTCCGCAAATGCCTTTGCATACATTAGGACTTGCAAGTTGTCCAAAGGTACATACTCCTATCATTTCTTCTTTATCAAATAACCCAAAAGCTACTGATATAGAAGGTATCCTTTTAGCGTAATGAATATTTAATAACCATTTTTTAGTATCTTTATATTCTATTCTTCTAACTTCATATTGTATCATATTTTGCCTTATTTTGGAGCGAAGAGGTCGATTTTACGCCATCTTAACTCTGGAAGAGTTATGTTTTAATTAAACTATCTTCGCAATTCTATTATATCATATATTACTGTTCGTGTCAAGGGTACGTATCCTTTTTTTTTTTTCTACTATGTCACATCTCCACTCCGTTCCGTTCCGTCATTTCACTAATCCTTACCCTTCCAGGGGGCTACTTTGTCAGAAAAACTATACATCTTTTGTGACAACTATACCTTTACTTTCTGACCATAATACAAACTGCTAATGTTTACCCTACCTCAATGTTCACTAAATAGTGAACTATAATAATCCAGTGAACCTTAATGTCTCATATATAATGGACATTTTGCGACAATGGACTTTTCTAAATAGGGTATTCTAACAGTTATATTACCCCATTTATGCTAAACGTTACCCCATTAATTACCTAACGAACTGCCGAATTCCGTACCTTGTTAGGTAAGCCCTCTTACGTAGATATAACTAAGTAACGTGGCGTATATACGTGTATATACAGGCTTATATAGGTTTATATAAGTTTATGTACGTTTCCGTATAATTTCGCTTTTAGCGTTTCGCTTAATGTGAAATGGGTATTTAAACGTACCGCTAGGGGGCGAGTGTAGCTCTAGGAGCATTATTTAAGGCTTTTAAGGGTAGGGTGACGGTAGTAATTTTAGGAGCGTATGGAACGTAATTGTGTCATTTTTTGAGGCGATATGAACCAATTTTAGGGCGTTACAGATGCGATTAGCCGAAGGAACGGAGCGAAGTGGAATCGGGGTATTTGTTATTGTTCGGAGCGATAGCGGTCAGAAACGGTTCGTTATGGTTCGTTTTGGAACGTTATTGGCGTGAAATGGGGTGATAGTAGGGGTTTAAAGTATCAAAAAACTAGCTTTTGCTAATCTTAACCCCTATGGTCTTATATTTATAACTTATTGATATATAAAGACTTATATATATTTACTTTAGGCTATAATTTATTATTATAACCTTTATTACTTTAAATTCCCATAAAAATATATTTTATATAGATTTGCCTATGTTTGTATATGTTTACCTAGCTTTATATACATTTTAATTATTACCTATTTATTATTTTAACTAATTGATACATAAAACTTTATAAAGATATTTAATAACTAACTATTATTTATATTAAAGTGACTTTTACATCTACATAACTAGCTATTTATTATACTAATTACTTATTATAGATATTTAATAAATGGACATTTATTATCAGGCTTTTTTAAAGGATTAAATAAGTTAGAGGTATTATCTGACTATTTATTTACTTAACATGAGATAGAATTATTAAAAAAGTTTAAGAAGTAGGGGTTTTATAAAGATATTTAATAAGATAGGTTATTATCTAGCTTTTTATACTGTTAATAGCAGATATCCAAGGAATAAACTGACTTTTTATTTTTTTAATTGTAGGGATAATGTTAAGATAGACAATAGCTTAATTTATTATTTGCCTTTTCGCTTGACATAGTGTATACTTAATTTGTATTTGAAAAATAAAAACAAGGTAACAAAGGGGTAAAAAATCATGGTATACGATACGGAAAAGAGCTTACAACATCAGGCAATTAAAAAGCTGGAAAGTCAAGGCATAAGTACTAATGACTTTTACAAATGGAAATTGTATCACTCCGAAGCCTTTGACAAGTTTATAAAACAAACGGAGATAAGCCTTGACATTGCTATTGACAGATACAAGGGAAGTATAAAAAAGCATAGATACATAGTACATACAAGAGGATAAAACTTTATTAAAAGGTTAAAAAAGGGGGTTAAAGTATGGAAAAGTTTATTTTGTACCTAATAGTAAAAGGCAAATTGTCAAGGTCACAAAGTAAGCACAAGGGAAGAATTAAGCGGATAATAAAAAACAATCCGCAAATAGTAAGCGAATTTTTGAACAGGAAAAAGGCTTACTGTTAGGGAAGATTAAAAGGCACAAAAGGCAGGTTTTATACTTGCCTTTTGTGTTTTTATCAGGTATACTTATATTAGATTATGATAAAATAGGAGTAAAAGAAAATGACAAAAATAAACAAAAAACATATTAAAAAATTAGATTATTTTCAATTATCCGCATATATTACGGAATACAAGGAAAGGCTATCTATAATGACTAACGGAGAATTAAAAGAGGCAAAAAAGATATATAATAGGCTTTTACGATATCAAAAAAGACTAGCTAAAAGAGATAAAATCGAAACGTTAATACAGATGGAAAATAGAAAATTGGATAAACATATAAAATAGGGAGTATGTAAAAAAGACTAGCGTATACCTTATAAAGAGGCTAGAGACTACGATATAAGGCATACTCCCCTATATAATAAAGGATAAAAAATGTATACCTTGTATATAGTAAACAATAGCAAAAAATCGGATATACTAGGTTTATGGTATAATAAAGGTAAATTATATCGGGATTATATACATATAAAGGCATACAGGACTAAAAAAGACTTGCAAGGGGATATTGATAAGCTTTTTTTGCAAGGTGAAAATGCCATTTTTTATACTGAAAAAAATCTAGTTGACAAGGAAAGTATGGCATATATAATCAATAGGCAAGAGGATATTACTACGTTATACAATAGGCAAGTGTTAAAGCGATATAAATTAAGTATAACAGAGATTAAAAGCTTATTAGAGCAATACGGAGGCTTGACTATATATAAGTATGACAAGAGATATATTATAGAGATTTACAATTAAAAAGGGGAATAAAAAACGATTAAAAAAACTTATGTATCAATAAAAAGTAAGCCCTGTAAATTCTGCCAAGCTCCAATAGGATTTATTAGAAGTAAAAGCGGTAAATGGTTTATAGTAGAGGTATATTCTATCAATGGCGAAGAAGTGACCTATTATCACAGTAAAGGCATATATCCTTTGCATCATTGTAATAAAAATCCTTTATAATACGCTATTATAGACACGATAATTGACAAGGCTATACCTAGACAAGGGGATAACATGAAGATAACAAAAAAGCTTATAAAAGAGATAATACAATTACATAATTCTACATTGCAAGATATAGAAGTATTAAAAGATTATATATCTTTATGCCTTCATAGCAAGTATGATGATAAACTTTATTATGAAGCTATAAAAAAGTATAATCTATGGAGTGATAGACATGAATAAAAACAAAGTCACATTATATCATTATAGCAATAAAGATTTAAAGGTTATAAATCCTTTATACTTCGGAGATAATAACTATACTTTTAATGATGTAAAGGCTTGTGACATAAAACGGACTTTTTTTTATCTTAACAATGAGCCTTTGGAATATATTTTTAAAAAAGCGAAATACCTTTACAAGGTGACAATAGATAAAAAAAATCTTTATGACTTGAAGCTTGACAAGCTAGGACTAAAAGCAAAATATAACGGAGATATTAAAGGCTTATTATCTTACTGTAAGAGGCATTATAAAGGTATTATTTATAATGTAGGCTTTGACATAGCAAGCTTATTTTATAACGTAAAGGCTAGCAAAGTATAAAAAAATACCTTCTATAATGCGATTACAGAGGCGATAATTGACAAGGCATACCATAGCATAGGCAAGCGGTAAACGTGCCTATAAACGCAAATAAAAGCGATTTTTTCAAGAGGTATAGAGATATACAAGGCGATAATTGACAAGCTATATATAGGTATATAGTATATAACATAGTATAGTATATATTATATATAGGTATAGTTTAAAATAAATAAAAGGCAGATTTTTTGATAATAGAAAAGTTATTAAAAGACTTTAAAAAGTGGTAAAAAAAGTTTACGGATAAAAAAGTTATTAAAAGACTTTATAAAGATGTTAAGAAAATAAAAAGGAAGATAACTTATTAAAAGACTTAATAAAGTGGTAAAATAAGAAAAATAAAAGTTAGATTTGACAATATGGCAATATGGAAAACTCCGAAGTTAATAATATGCAAAAGTCAGAAACTCCGAGATATAATATAGAGGTATATTATAATATGGCTTTACAAAAAACTGCTGAGATTTTAAGAGTGACAAAATTTAGTTTTTGCCTATTGACAAAGTTAAAAAAATCCGTATACTTTAAAGTGGAGGGGTAAAAAATGAATAAACTTTGTAAAAAATGTATAGGAAAATGTAAGCAAAAAATGGCTATTGTTATAATAGCTTGTCCGAATTACCGAAAACAAAAAAAGGGATAACATGAAAATAGAAAATGGAAAAATAAAATATGAATATAGGACTTGTTGGGATTGCGAAGGCAAAAAGACAGTTGTCCGAAATAGGCTTTGTCCGAATTGGGGCAAAAAAACATATCGAAAAAAATGTCCAGTATGCGGAGGTATAGGAAAAAATGGACATAAAACTATAGGACAATATACAAAAGTATGCGACACTTGTAACGGGGAAGGCGTAAGACTAGAAAATAGTTGTGACAGTATGACAAAAGCTGAACGGATAAACTGGCTTGAAAATGTAACTTTCAAATTTGTAGAAAATCAAAAAAAGACTTTCAACGACAGTTATATAGGTATAGGGAATTTATGCGGTATAACAGATTATACCGACCATAGACACGACAAAGGTATAGTTGAGAAAATTAAAAGTCAGTTATTAAATGATACTACGTTGCAATATACCAAAATAATAAAAAACGGTAAACTTTGTAACGTGGTATATTGTAAAGGGCAATATGGCGGTTATACTGCAGTTGCAGGTTACGAAAGTGTGGGGGGTTAATATGAAAAGAGTATTTTCGAGTAACGCTAAAACGGTTGCAAAATGGGCAGAGAGAAGTCAAGACTATGGCAGAAATTCCAGAGGTAATATCTTTTTCGAAGGCGATATGATATACTCTTATGGCAGACATTATCCTATAGCAAGGTTTTATCGAAATTTTGTATTGGTAAACTCTCGAACATATAGCGTAACTACTCAACAGCATAAGAGATTAGTATATTATGCAGTAAGACAGGATTACAATATAACTTTGATACCAGATATAGACAATATTGATAATCCTTTAAATTTGCAATATTTAAAATCGGAATATAAGAAATTTTATAAATTGACATTGCGAAGTAAACGCTTTGGCAGGTATTATTATGAAAGTTATATCGAAGCATTAAACAGTTACAGGCGATTTTGTAACCTATTATATAATAAAAATATACCTTTAATATCTGGTAGAAGCGATATATTGAATGAGTTAGAACAGAGACAAAAAGACTTTGAGGCTGACAGAGAAAAAAGGACTATTGACAACGTATTAATGCCGAAGCCGATTTTTAAAAAGATAGAAAAAAAGACTTTAAAGCCTATTGATATATTTAAGGAGAGAAATGCACAGAGGCGGAGTGTATTATTGAAAATATATACTTATGAGAGACTTTTAAAAGACAGCAACGCAAAATTAATCCATAAAGACGGGGATTACGAATTGTTACTAGTGCCTACTCCAAAAACTAAACAGGTTACAAATAGATTTTGGGAAAATGGAGAAATGAAAATCAGGACAATCAAATTACCAGAAGATATTATGTTATTGAAAGTCAAATGCCCCTCAACAGGCGTATATTACGTTTTAAGAGTGCCTCCGACAATGACAAGGTGTAAAGAGGCTTTAGCGTGGACTTTTGACATGACAGAATTGGAATACAAGTTAGAAATGGAAACGTAAAAAAAGGAGGATAAAATGAAAAGACAAGGAGAGTTATTAATAATAAAAGTGGACAGCTTTGAAGGGTTAGAACTGAACAAAATAGAGCATAGAATATTAGCCGAAGGCGAAACGACAGGACATAAGCACGAATTAAACACAGGAGTATTATATCGCAGGGTTTATTCGTGGAAAAATAGGGAATTATTTTTTGAAGTGCCCGAAAATAAGGTTGCGATATTAAGTCATCCTGAACATAGGGAATTGACTTTTGAGACAGGCAAATATAAAGTCATTACACAAAGGGAATATGAAGAACGGGGTAACAGATGGGTTAGAGATTAAGAAAGCGAGGTCAATATGAGATTTGATAAAAAGACGAGAGAAATAGTCCGATTTGTCCGAGATATGCAAGGCACAAGGCGATACAAAATCAATATCTGGAAAGTAAAGCCAGTTAAAGTTAAGATAGCCAATAGGAAGATTTTTACTCTTGACAAAGTTAAAAAATATGATATACTTTAAATAACAAAGGAAAAAATAAAATGAATAAACTTTGCAAAAAATGCACAAAAAAATGTAAGCAAAAAAAGACTATAATTATTATCCGTTGCCCAAATTATGAAAAAATAAAAGAGAGGTAATATCATGGAAAAAATATTTGACTATGAAAAATTACAAGCGGAAAAAGAAAATATTTACAATGCTATAAAAGCGGAATATAAATATATACAAGTCTCTACACTAGGAGGTAAGGAAAATGTAACTTTACTTATTAGATTATCACTTGACAAAAAAGAAACTTGGCAATATGGAATATTTGAAAATAGCAGATATTATCATTTTCATATTGATAATAATGGAACGGTTGAAAATTTTTCGAAAAGTTATAGGCTAGAAAAAATCAGGAAAAAAAGAGTTAAAAGCTTAACTGAGGCAATAGAATATATCAATAAAAAAATAGGAGGATAAAATAATATGAAATGCGAAAAAATTATAAACGGTAAAAAGTGCGATAGAGAAGCCACGAAAAAATTGTTGATAGGGTTATTACCATTGCGGTTGTGTGACGAATGTTTTGAAAAAACATGGAGTAAAAAATTAAAAAGAAAGTGAGGTTGTATGTTTTGTTTAAGTAAATTTGACGGAATACCGACAAAAAACGAAATAGCTTATAAACAATTTTATGATTATATAAACGATAATAAAAAAAGAAGCGATTTTCTATTAAAAGGTTATCTTGTATTAAAAAGACATGAAACAGGAATATATAAAGGTTTATTATCAACATTTTATTATGTAAATAAGCCTAAAAAAGCAATAGTTATTTATAAAATAAAATAAAGGGCAATATATGACAAATTATATTAAATTAGGTAAATGTAAAATAAAGGGTTGTAATAATTTTATATCTTGGCATTGGCAAATGACTATTGATAGCGAAAATCCGCTTGTGTTTATACCTCTAGGGTATTTTTATCGGAGTTTTACAGCGATAAATATATGCAATAAGTGTAAAAATAAAATAAAACAAGGCGAAAGTGTGAAATTTAGTTATAAAAAGAGACAATTTATATTTAAAAATTTCAAATTGATAGAATACAAAATATAAAACGAAAGTGAGGGCAATATGAGATTTGACAAAAAGACACAGGAGATAATAAAATTTATCCGAGATATGCAAGGCACAAGGCGATACAAAATCAATATCTGGAAAGTAAAGCCAGTTAAAGTTAAGATAGCCAATAGGAAGATTTTGGCTCTTGACAATATCCGATAATATGGTATACTTGAATTAAGGAAAGGAAAAGGTGATAATATGACATTACGAGATAAATTGATAAACGAAATAATAGATAACGATTTTACACAGATGACAAAAGAAGATTTGGAAAGTCAAGGTTACGACTCTACAAAATTTGAGGCAGAAGGGTCAATCTGGATTGTGTATATTTACGATTGCATGAGGAATTATTACCAGAAAAATAAAACAGAAATTGATAACAGAGTGAATGAAATTTTGAAAGAGAATATAATAGAATAACAAAAGGAAAATAAAATGAAAATTAAAGCAATATCACAAGTTAAAACAAAAAACGAAGCAAGGACAATAGCTATAAACTGGCAAATATGGCAAAGTAAAAAATCGTTAAGTTATAAGGAAATAATAAACTGGTATAATTATTTTATATCATTAGCCGAGAAATTTAATTTAAAAAAGGAATTTAGAGAAAACGCTATAATATAACAAGGAGATGAAAAAATGAAAACTATTGACGAAATAAAAAAAGAATATGCAGAAAAATATAGACTAGAGTTAAGCGATTATCAGGCAAAAATTGCCCAGAAGCATGAAGTTATTGATAATGACATAAAATTAAATGGTTGTGACGTTGTTAGAATTAGCTTTTATTCTGACGAAGCAAAAAAAGCTATAAAAGAATATATCACTAATAACGAAATACCTGTTATAAGAGACGGAAAAGTAAATGCTGGTTGGTATTTTGGCAATTATTGTCTCTGTTTTTTAAGAATAAAAGACGCCGATAGGCTCATAGAGGTATTAAAAGACCATAAAATAGTAAAGGACTTGACAAGGCATTATATAGGCAAAAATGACGTTAAGGACTTCAAAATAGGCGATAAAGTGTATTGTTACGCTGAAAACTTTTTCGGCGGTATATCGCAAAGTAAAGGCACAGTTTACAATATTACAGATAATAATATCACTATACGGAAATATAGAAGTAAAAGCAAAGGGTGGATATTAAATTTTGGAGATGTAGGTAAAATAGAAAAAAGAAAGTGAGGACAATATGACCACTAAAGAATTGAAAAACATTATAACAGACTTGAAACAGAATTTTGATAAAGATGAACGAAAAGAGATAATCGAAAATATGCAAAATGAGGAAACTGACTTTGAAGTTGCAGATTATCGCTTTATTCACAAAGATAATATTGACGAAATTTTAAAAGATGAGTTGTTAAGTGATGAGTATATGTTAGGGTGTTTTTCGGCATGTTTTATAGCTGATATTACAGGACTTGACTATAATATCGTTGAGAAGGCACAGAAAGCCGAGAATTTTGAGTTATTAGGGGCTTTAATGGCTCAAAAAATAGATGATGTAGTTGACGGATTTATTTCAAATGACGGATACGGACATCATTTTGGACATTATGACGGTACGGAATATGAAACGGGAGAATATTATTATTTTCGTATTAACTAATAGGGGCATATATGGAGATTAAAAAATTATATAAATTTAGAGATTGCATATCTGAAAGTCAACGAGTATATCATTATTTAAAAAATAAAGGATATAATCCTTATATGATAGAGGGATATGTAGAAGTAAATAATCCTCTTGACATTTTACCAGATAAAGAATTTTTATTTTTCTTTTATCCCGACGAACTCAAAAAAGTTGAACAGGATATATATTATGAAGATTATCCGAAAGTATTAAAACATACTTGGATAGAAGTTAATAATCATAAAATAGATATTACAAAAAATCAATTTGATATTTATAATGGAATATCAAAATATTATTCATTAGAAAAATATAATATAGAGGTATAATATTATGAAGTGTAAATATTGCGATGGAGAAGTAAACGAAAAAATTTGTATTAAATGTTTAATGCCCCAAGATATACCAGAAAAAGAAAAGGAAAAAAATAATGAATAATATGACTTTATTTTCATTAGCATATTTACAGTTAAAAAGAGAGGGTAAACTTGACGCTGATAATTTTATGGAATTGCTTTTTGATAGAACCGAAACTATTGGCAAATATATGAGCAAACAAAGGTGGAGTGAAGGGTTAAGAAAAAGAAAAGTTGGCTTAAAAAACTAACTTTTGAGAACAAGTTGTCCGTTAAAATAGACAATAGATAGTTTTTTCGACGAAAGAAAAATTTTGTGAGGACTTGACAAGTTAGGAATATTCAAGTATACTACAATTAGAGGTGATAAAAATGAAAGTAAAATATGAAACTATAAAATTATACTCCGAAAGAGATTTTGAAAGAGCCGAAAATCTAAAACATAGAGGATATAAAATAATATCAGTAGGATTTGAAACTGTAACTTTAATGAAAAAAGGAATACAATATGACTATAAAAGAAATTAAAAAAAGTATAAGACAGCTTAATAAGCTAAAAAAGAATACACAAGTAGGCACAGAAGCTAGGCGAGATATTAACCGCCATATACGGAAATTAAAGAATAAACTTGACAATATAATACATTGTGACAATCCTGAAAAATTAGAGTTAATACAAAAAATAAATACTATAAGACCGTATTTTACAGATTTAAGGAAGTTTACAGTTAAGCAGTTGCAATATCACTATAATAAAATAAAGGAGGAAAAATAAAATGACAAAAGAAGAATTGTTACATGGTATTTATGAAATTGGGGAATGGATTTATGGTGTTAGTGACGTAGCAGATGAAGATATTGAAACAGAAGAAAACGCCCATATATTGTATTTTTATAAAATATTAAATGAATTAGAACAAAAATTAAGAAAAAACTAAAAAAGGAGAAAAAATAATGAAAGCCACAAAAAAAGTAACTTATCAAGTAGAAGATTTTGAAACGACCTTTGAGCCGATTGAAGATAGTATCACGATAGAAAAAACAAAAGAAGGTTATACTATGAAATATCTTGTTAGAGATGATATACCATTAAGCCCTAGAGAATGGGATAATCTTGGCACAATGGTATGTTTTCATAGGCGTTATGACTTAGGAGATAAACACGACTATACAGTTGAGGATATAAAGGAATTAGTAAAGAGAGAAGATATTATATCCTTACCTTTATATCTATATGACCATAGCGGTATCTCTATGAGGACATATCCTCATGGACACCACGTTGCATGGGATTGCGGACAGGTGGGGTATATATTTGTTACTAAGGAACGGATAAAAAAAGAATATGGAAAAGTTACTAAAAAGACTATTGAAAAGGCAATAGAAGTATTGAAGGGAGAAGTTGAAAATTATGACCAGTATATTCAAGGTGACGTTTATTGTTGTGTAGTAGAGACATATGACAAGGAAAAAAATCATCTTGATTATGACGTTGTAGGCGGTTATTATGGTGTAGATTATGCTTTACAGGCATTAAAAGAGGAATATTAAAAGGAGGATAACATTATGGCTAACGATATTGATATGTGGAGAGATATTGAAGAATATGGGCAAGACCCTAACTCTACTCACGAATTTAATCAAGATTTGTTAGATTGTTATACAGCAAAGTATATTGAAGGGAATGAAGAAAACGCAGAGAAGTTTAAAGAAATGTTTATTGACAAGTATAAATTTTGGAATAATTGGTATTAAAAAAAGGAGGGAACGCTATGAAAAAGTATCAGGTACGGATAACTTACAATGGAGATATTACTTTAGAAATTTTAGCTGATAGTAAAGAACAGGCTAGATTTTTTGCTGACGAAGAAATTAACAATATGAACGATAAAGAATATCTTGAACATCTGAATTTAGAAATAGACAACGCAGAAATTACTGAAATATAATACTTGACATAAACAAGTAAGAATATGGTATACTTTAGATATAGGAGAAGATGAAATGAATAATAACTATTCTTGTAAAAAATGTAAAAGAATATAACGATAGAGGATTAAACGAAAGAGAATAAAATGAAAAAATTTAAATTTTATTGTCCTAATTGTGGTTGGGAAACAATGTTAGAAGAAGATTATTTAGAGCAGGGTGAACGTTGCTCTTTATGTGGAAAAATTTTAGTGTTAGACGAAGATAGCCTTGATAATTTGATAGCAGAAGATATAGAAAGAGAACAATTAGAAACTATGCGAGAAAATATACAACGTAGAGGAAACGACGCAACGTGGTATGCTATTGAAAATAATATAGACAATCCTTATACCAGAATGATGTTAAGGGGGCAGTTTTTTAGGGCAAGGGGACATTGTCCAGAGAAAGAAAATTATGAACAAATATAAAATTTATCAAAAACAATATCGAGAAAATCATAAAGAATATTTTAAAGAATATCAAAAGGAATATCAGAGAAAGAATAAACAAATCCTAAAAAAGAAACAAAAAAGATATAGGCTTAAAAATAAAGAGAAAATTAAAATCAATAGAAAAGAATGGGTTAAAAATCATAAATATTATCAACATTATCATGGAGCAAAAAGACGTTGTAATAATATCAATAATAAAAACTATAAAAATTACGGAGGTAGAGGTATTAGATTTTTGATGACATTGACTGATTTCAAGTATTTATGGTATAGAGATAAAGCATATAATATGAAACAAGCAAGTATTGACAGAATAGATAATAATGGAAATTATGAATTAAGTAATTGCAAGTTTATAGAATTTACAGAAAATAATAGAAAAGATAAATGTAAATTAACTAAGTCACAAGTAAAAACGGTAAGAAGATTATATAAAAAAGGAAATATAACGCAAAAACAGCTAGAATTAAAATATAATGTAACTAGAGAGGCTATAAAAAATATAATAAATAGAAAGACGTGGAAACATATTTAGGAGACGTTATGAATAAATTTAGAGTAGCAATTATGACAGACAAAAAAGTAATGAGCAAAAATTGTGATACGAGAGAAGAAGTTGACCAATTTATACTCGAAAATGACGCTAAACGGTTTAGGATATTAGATAGAGATTTGAATAGAGTTATTGAAAGTGATAAGGGAATAATTATAAAGGAGGAAAAATAACATGGATAAAACTAAACAATTAGATTATATCATTAATAGTTACAAAGGAATAACTTTACTATTGGAACAAGTAAGAGATAAAAAAATTACACCTGAACAAGCATTAAAATATTCTGATAGATATTTAAGAGACGAAGTTTATAGTGCGTTAGATAATGCAGGGTATTTCGAGTAAAAATAAATTTGACATAGTAAAGTAGGAATATGGTATATTATAATTAAGGAGAAATTATGCAAATAATTTTGTTGAGTTTTTTAGGATTAACTTTGCTTGTTTTTTGTGTAGTAGACTTATATCATCTAAAACAAATATTAAAAACTTTACGGAGTATAGAGTATTATATAAGCAATATGGAAGAATTTGAAAGGATTAAATTAAATAATTGGAAATAATATGGGAATATTTCAAGATGTATGTAATTTAATAGAAATGATTTTTAAAAGTATATTTATATTTACAGCATGGTTGTGTATGATTAAATATTTAACAAAAGATGACTTGACACAGTAAATAATAATATGATATAATAAAAACAAAGGAGAATAAAATGAAATATAAAGTAGCGGATTTACAAATTAATGGAAGATATTTCAATGACGGACACATATTTGACGGTATAGAAGAAGTAGCCGACCACCTGATAGATTATCATAGCGTAGATTTTTCTGGTGCTGATGAAAACGATAATGAATTAGAAATTGAAGAATATTTAAAACATTATGGAATAATTACGCCAGAACAAAGACTTAATTGGGTATTAGAATATGGACAATGGGAGCTTGAAGAAGTGCCTGACTATGATAAAATAAGAGACATAATTGATAATTTCATAATATATGTTACTAGCAATGATGAATATAGAGAAGAATTAAGAGAAGCATTGGATATGTATTTGGAAGAAGGAGAACCGTTTTTTTAAATTAGGAGGATAATATGAAGAAAATTTTACTATTAACGTGGTTAATATTGTTGACTATTGTTGCATTAGCTTTTGCTAATCCTATTTGTGACAGATGTGGACACGAAATGACTAGAGTGCCATGTGAAATAGGAGACTTATATATTTGCAGGGATTGTGCGAAAGATATTATTGTTGACGTGGAAATTGAAGATGATACGAGAGAGAAAATAGATGAAAAGAATAAAGAAAGGAAAAATTATGAAAATATCGAGAAAAATTGATTGTCCTTATTGTGGAGTTGGAATAGTATATCATAATATAAACTTGGCGTATTTAGGCGAACAAGAAAAAGTTTTAACTTGCAATCTTGATGAGGAAGGTTGTGACAGGACTTTTGTGATAAAACTTAAACCTTCTTTAAATATCGAAGTAGGGAGAATAGAATATGACAGTCAGAAAACTACTTAAAAAATATCAGCGAATTCAAAAGGACGGATTTGAAATGGTTATTGTTCATCAAGTAGTAAATGACCTTTATCAAATAGTTAGAGAATTAGATTATAAAAAGTATAAAAGGAGAGAAAGATATGGCAAATAGAAAGAAAAGAATAGGTTGGCAATTACTTCCTTTAAACAAAAGATTAACATTTGCACAAAAAAAGAAACGTATTAAAAAAATAAATAGACGTAAAGAAAAATACGAATATCAAGAAAAGAAAGGGGAATAATATGATTAAACATGAAATAATTAACAAAACAGAAGGGCATATAATAATTTATGCGAATGAACCTATCAGATTTGAAATATTAAAAGGGGCAGATAGTGGTTATTTAGTGTATGGATATAAAGGAACAAAAATTAATAAAGAACAAGAGCCAGATTTTATTTACGACACTTTGCAAGATTAATTTGACATAGAAAAGAATAATAGGATATAATATAAATAGGAATAAAGAAATAAAAGAGGTAATAAATGCTAACAAAAGAAAAATTATTAAAAAAATTAGATAGATTTTTACCTGATACTGTTTTGGAATTAGTAAATTCTGGCGGTCATCTTTGTCTAATTATATTAGAAAGTGGAAAAGTATTATATAACACGAAAACAGAAATTTTAGGGTATAAATGTCCAAATAATTCAATGATATGTAATCAGCAATATGCGTGTGACGCTTGTCCATATAATGAAGATTTAAAAAAGGAGAAATAATTATGAAATATCCAGAACATGAAAAATTGCAAAAAATACAAGATAAATCTCAAACTATTGGAGAATTTTTAGATTGGTTAGGATATGAACATGAATATTTTATTTGTGAAAAATCTGGAAAATATCAAGAATGGTATCCTATTTCACAAAATCATCAAAAATTACTGGCACAATATTTTGATATTAATTTAGATAAATTAGAACAAGAGAAAAAACAAATGTTAGAAGCATTAAAAAATGAGAGACGTTGAATTATTAGAAATTTTATATGGATTGGGTTGTCAAGGGGATAAAATAGCCTCTAATTATTATAACAGTTTAATTATGCCAAATTCACGATTTACTTATGAAGAATATAAAACATTGAGAAAAATGGCAGAAAGGTATATTAATGAGACTTAAAACTTATTTAATTTGGGATTACAAAAATAGTAAAGTTACTTTTCAAGATGATTTGCCAGTTACTCATGCGGGAATAGAAATAGGGAAAATAATTAATGTAAAATTTAGTAAATTAACTGGTGTAGCAAAAATAGAAATGAAAATTTATGATAATAACGTGAAAAGAGTTAAACAATTATTGGAAAAAAAATAATGTTTACTTTTATTTATGCAAGACATAAAATACACCCAAAAGTAGATAAATTACATGAACAATGGTATTTATTAATAGATTCAATACTCTCTTTTAATCAATTTATAGATAGAAGAAGTAAATTATTAGTCCAAAAATATTGGAATTTGAAAACCCGAAATAAAACTTTTGTTGGACATTTATCTGATACCGATGAAATACTTATCGAAACTGTTATGGAAAATAGACCTTTAAGAAAAACAATAGTAGATGACTGTACTACTTTAGATACTTTATTAGAAGGCTATTTTAATATATTTTTAAGAGAAGGTAGATTTGTGGTTAGTCCTAATAACGCTTTTAGAAATATTGACAGTAGTTTTAAAATTTTAAATAAAATAGAAAGAGAAGAATTAATTTTCCCAATTACTTCTGAGAAAGATATTCGTATATTAAAATGGAACAATGGAATTCACTATTACGCAAAGATAGGAAATCAGGACGTTATTTGGAATAGAAAACAAAAATGGAATAGCCATGAGGAAGCTTATGCCTGTGCTAATTTTTATCTAAATAATTTATTAAAGGAGAATAAATGACAAAACCGAAACTAAATAAATGGAAAATTGAAATAGAAGTTATAGATAAAGGAGACCCTTTACTCTCTAATATTTTAACTAATAAAAGAGACCGATATTATATAACTAAACGAGATATAAAAAATGATTTAAACTATTTTTTTAGAAAGATGAACCCATATTACAAAATCAAGAACATCAGGAAAATAATATGAAATACGAGCTATATAAATATTTTGAAAGTAGATGTAATTACTTAGAAGCACAAAATCAAGCGTTAATTGATTTTATATGTGCTTTTATTAGAAACGACTTGCCTAAAGATTGGGTAGCTGATAATTGGATTAAAAAACGAACAGAACAATATCTAAAAAATAAATATTAACATGAACAAATGTAAAAAATGTAATAATCAATTAGTAATAATCCCTCCTACTGAACGATTGCAGGGGAAAGCTAAGGGGGATTTTTGGTGTAGAAATTGCCAGAAATACTTTGATAAAGACGAAATAAAAACAGAGCCAGATTATATAACTCTCTGTCCTTATTGTAAAAAATATTTGGCAGATTGCGGATATATTTTTTGTTATCATTGTGGAGAAAAATTAAAAAACCGATTAATAAAGGAGGTATTATGATTAGAGTATTTTTTATAGGAATAATTGTAGCAATTTGTCTCTTTTTTGTTTCTTTATTTGCTTATGGAGAAGATTATTTAGATAATTATGGATTTTATCAATTCACCGACGAGAAATCTGCAAAAGATTATTTAATTGATAAAGAAATAGATTACATTTATGACTATGAATATCCGAGTAAAAATGCAGGAGGAGAATATATACCTAGAGGAGATTATTATATTCCTATAAGATATTGGGATTGTAATGGAAGTAGAGTTGTTGATGAGGATTATATTGCAATAAAAGATTTTATGAATATTCCTTCTGACTATGATGAAAGACAAGATATTACTATAAATAATAATACCTCTATATTAAACGACCATAACAACATACTAAATAATCATTCTTCAAGATTAGATAATCACGAAAATCGATTAGATAGCTTAGAGGACACTCAATTTAATTTAATGGGAGAAGTTAATATCTTGCAAGGAAAACGTTGGAAATTTGGAGCGTATGGTAAATATAATCTAAACAGAAACGTAACTTCGGAAGTTGGTCTTAAAATTACAATAGATTTAGATAAATCTTGGAGTGTTAAGGAATTAGAGAAAGTTAATAAGAGATTAGAGGCACTAGAGTCAAAATTGAATAGACATAATATCAAGACCGAAACGGTAAAGACAGGCGACAAAACTTGGAGTATTAGAATTAAGGACAAGACCGACGCTATGAAAGTTATCAAGAGGTTTTAATATGCCAACTGGATATGGAGAAGCAATATACTTATCAGAATTAGAGGCAAAAGTTGAACGACTTGAAGCAGAGGTTAAGAAGTATAAACGTTTGTCTCTAAAAGACCCTCTCACGAATTTATGGAACGAAAGAAAACTGAAAGAAGATTTAAAACGTTATGTTGAAATTCAGAAAAGGTCAGAAATAAAATTTACTGTTGCTCTGATAGATATAGATAATTTTAAACAATATAATGATAAATACGGACATGAATATGGAAATAAAATTTTAAAACAAGTAGCTAAAGTATTGAAAAATTCTATAAGAAAATATGAAAATGTTTATCGAATAGGAGGAGGGGCTGATGAATTTATAATAATATTATCTCACAGTAACAATCCTTTATTTGTAATTGAACGAATAATAGACCGATTATTAAAAAAAGATATTAATTGTAGTATAGGGTATGCTACTTTAGATAAAGATATATTAAAAACAATAGACGAAAGAATGTATGACTTTAAACAAAAAAAGAAATGAAATTTGTGGAATATGCAAATTACCTATCCATGAAACAAATTTGCATAAAATTAGCAAAGGGTATGTTCATTATATCTGTTGGTTACAATTTGAACAGAAAATTGATAATATGATAAAAGAAGATATAAAAAAACGCAGACCTATTATGTGGCTTAAAGCCATTGGAATATCAATAATTATTAATTTCTTTTTATGGTGGGCTATATTGGAATTAATTAAACGAGCAATTAATATTTGGGGAGGATAATATGAGTAATAGAAAAAGATTAACGCATAATACTCGTATAGCTAAACGTAAGAGACGCAGGAAACAACGTAAAAGATTAGGATTGCGTAGAGGAAGAAAGCACTTGACAAAGTAAGTTATAATATGATATACTAGAAGTAGGAGGATATTTTGCAAACATTTTTACCTTATTCCGATTTTAATAAAACTGCTAAATGCTTAGATTATAAACGTCTCGGAAAGCAACGTGTCGAAACGTGGCAAATATATAAAGCATTAACAGAAGAAGAATATGGGTGGAAAAATCATCCTATTGTTCGGATGTGGAAAGGATATGAAACCACTCTTTTATGTTATGGAATGGTAATATGTAAAGAATGGATTTCAAGAGGATATAAAGACAATATGTTTAGCAAATTTCTATTAGAATATATGACATTACAAAAATTAGATGTAGTTTATGAACTTTTAAAATATTTAAATAATTTCGGAAAATGTTTAAAATATCCTTCATGGCTCGGCAATAAAAAATTTCACGCTAGTCATAGGTCAAATTTATTACGTAAGAATAAAGAGTATTATTCTCAATTTGATTGGACAGAACCTGATAATTTACCGTATGTGTGGATAACAGGAGATAAAAAATGAAAGTCCAATTAAGATATAAAATGAATGGGCAATTATATGGATTAAAACAAAATATATCTATAAAAGAAGCAAAAAAATTATATAATAAAAGATTACAAAACAATCCTAACATTAAAGAAGTTTATTTAATTAGATTTGACGGTTAGAAATGGATAAGATATAAAACCTTAAAGGGTTAAATAATATGCTATTTTTAATTCTAACAATAATATTTATAGTTATATCTCTTTACCTGACAGGTAAAGCATTATTAGCATTTATATTCAGACCTATCGAAAATACGCCTATAAACGCCTCGTCTGACGAACCTCAGAAAATGATTATTAAAGAGGCACAGATTAACGTGGATAACATTATAGAATATGAGGGAGAAGGAATTAAGAGCTTTGAATTTAGACCTCAGACTTGGGAGCAGTTTATTGGTCAGGAAGATGCCAAAGAAAGAGCAAAAACTATATTAAGAAAAGCCAGAAAAAAGATGAAATGTCACTTTCTCGTAGATGGTATAAAAGGACATGGGAAAACTACCTTCATAGAACTCGTAGCAAAGAGTTTAAATGCCCATATCATTGAAAGGATAGGTAAGCAAATAGACGAGGAAAATATAGTAGATATAATTAATGAAATAAATCAAAGTGCAGAAGAATATGTAATGCTTTTCGTAGATGAAATTGATACTATGGATTGGAAAGTGGTTAAAATTCTTAATCCTATTATAGAGTCTTTTAAGATTAATAATAAAAAAATAAAACCTTTTATATTCACAGGGGCGACCATCAGTAAACATATTCTTATCAAAAATAATCCAGATACCCTTGATAGAATTCCTACCCACATAAAATTCACTCGATACAATGAAAAAGAAATTGCAAAAATTTTAACACAATATAAACAGCAGATGTATTCTGGCGAGCTTGTAACAAAAAAGGTAGTGGAAATAATATCAAAAAATTGTAAATTCAATCCGAGAACTTCTATTGCTCTCCTTGAGGAATATATTGTGGAGAAGAATATGGACAAAGTTTTAAAAAATTGTAGAATAATATATGAAGGATTAACAAAAACAGATATTAAAATATTGAAAATTTTGGAAAAAGCTACACGTCCAATGGGAGCAAATGCTGTTGCTTTAAGGGCAGGTTTATCTCAGTCAGAATATATTAGAGAATTTGAACCTTATCTTTACGAATTTGGCTATATTAATCGAACCCCAAGTAGAGTATTAAGTGATAAAGGTAAACAAATATTGGAGGAAATAAATGAAGTTAAGTAAATGTTTACAAGAAAAAAGTATAACATATTTAGAACATTATATTACAAAGAAAAGAAAAAGACCTTTGCCATATTGGAAAGAAAAAAAGATAAAGACTTTAATTAAAAGAAAACAAAAAGGATTAAATAAACTTACTACTCAAATCTTAAATTCTCCTTTATATAAATTGGCAGAAGCAGAAATAATAAGGGAAGGAAAAGTTCATAAATTTACTGTAGACGGACAATTAAAATATGAAATCCCACCTGCTCAAACTTTATTAATGATGTTAAAAATAGTAGATGTAACAAATAAACAAGGACAAAAAAATAAATTAGACGAATATTGTAGGAATTATTATGCTAACTAAATTTAAAAATTGGTTGACAGTAAATGGCAAATCCGAAGCTACTATTATAGCTTATCTTCAAAGAATAAAAGAATTTTTAAAAGAAAATTCTATTGACGATATAACAGAAGAAATTATAATTAATTATTTGTTAAAATTAAAAGAAACTAATTCTAATTCAACTGTAAACGGTTATAGATGTGCTATTAAATCCTTTTTGGAATTTCTAAAAAAAGATATAACATTACCTAAACAATTAAAAATAGAAGAAAAATTACCAGAATTTATTACCAGAGATATATTTGAAAAAGAAGTAATAAAAGTAGCAGAATGTATATGTCCTAATCCTATGCGAACTAAAGCAGTATTATATTTTCTATTTTTTACAGGAATTAGAGAAAATGAATTGTTATCTCTTAAAAGAAAAGATATAGATTTAGAAAATAGAACTGCCAAAATTTATAATAAAAAAGGAAAAAAAGAAAAGATAATTATCTTTACTGAAAAAGTAAGAGATATATTAAAATACTATTTCTCCGTAGAGATAGAACAAAATAACGCTTTTAATATTACTGATAAACAAATAGAATATATATTTAATTTATTGAAACCTAAATTTAAAAATATAAATTTACACCCTCATATGTTTAGACATTCTTTTGCTACTTATCTAAGAAATAGAGGATTTTCTATTGAAGATATTAAAGAACTGTTAGGACATAAAAGTATTCAATCAACTATGAGATATGCTCATGCAGATATTAAAGATATTAAAGAAAAATATGATAAAAAAATAAAGTAGGAGTAAACATGTATTATCAAATTAATTGTCCTGAATGTGGAAGTTTTAATGTAAAAATTTATGAGAAAGACCTTAATCCTTTTTTACAAGAACATTATTATATTTGTAATGCTTGTGGCAATATATGGAAAGAAACAATAAAAACTATGCCAGATTTAAATACCTATAAAAGAGAACAATTAAATAAAAAAATAGAAATGCTTAAACAAGAACGACTACAATATATTAAATGGGGTAAAATTAAAATTGACGATATAATAAATTGTTTAATAGATTTATTTGAAATGGGAAGCAATAAATTTTCTAAACATAAAAAAAGGAATATAAAAAATGGCGAAAATAAAAGGAATAATATTAGCAGGTAATTATGAACAATATAAAGAATGGTGTGCAAAATATTATCTAAATTTAGACGAGTATATTTATGTCTCAGAACCTAAAGATATTAAAGGAATACATAACGTATCTGTTTATTATGTAGGGCAATATTGGGATAATTTAATGTGGGGAAATCCTGATATTGCTAAGATTAACTGTAGAAATAATAGGAGAAAAAATATGAAAAATTATACTTTTTTACAAACTACTTTTATTATTCTAATTATAGTTTTAATGTTATTTGTAGCTATATTTGGAATATGGAAAGTAATTGATTTATTAGAAAAATTAAATATTACTTATTTTATTAGATAGTATTATATTATATAATGTATTACGTATACGTATTATAATATATTATAAAAACGTAACGTAACGTTATATATAATATATACGTTACTTATACTCGTAATTACTAACGTAATTACTCGTAGGAGATAAACAATGCTAGAGAAAAAATTAAAGTTAAATATTTATTCTTATCTTTACAAACATGAGAAAAAAAGGAAATTAACTTTTCTAAGAAATTTTGTTGGATATTTCAGAGATGTAGAAGGTAAAAAAGTAAAAATAGGTAGAAAAGGATTTTCCGATTTCACAGTATTTTTAAAGACAGGTAAAGTCCTATTTATAGAATTGAAAACGGAGACAGGAACTATATCGGAAGAACAAAATAAATTTAAAAGTTTAATTGAAAATTTGGATTATGAATATCACATAGTAAGGTCTACTTCTGAGTTATATTATATATTTAATAATAATAGAGTTTATGTAGGGGAATAGAAAAGAAACAAAATGGATTTTAACGAATATCAAGAAAAAGCATTAACAACTTTAATAGAAACGAAAGACAAAGATAAAATTATTGCTAGACTTACTTTAGGAATAGCAGGAGAAAGTGGTGAAATTGTTGAGAAGGTAAAGAAATATATGAGAGGCGATTATCCAATAGATTTTTTATCAGAATATTTATTTGGAGAGTTATCGGATTGTTTATGGTATATTGCAATTTTAGCTCATATTTTAGGTTTTAATTTGGATACTATAGCAAAATATAATATACGTAAGTTACAATCTCGTAAGGAAAGAGGTAAAATTAAAGGGTCTGGAGACATTAGATAAATCTGTTTCGCTACCCTTGACACCAACGATATTATATGATATAATAGAAATGAATGTAAGGGGTGTATAGTGGCACGTCATTTAAAAAGTAAGGGAAGGTCTTACAGGACTAACCAGAATAAGCTTCGAGCATTAAAGAAGTTTTATCGGTTGACCTATAGACATTCTAAAGAAAATCACAAACGTAATGAGGAGAAAGGTTATAAGAAGCCTGACTCCTCTTATTTTTTTATGAAGTATCCAGATGAGAAATCTTTTTTAAAAACTGTAGAACTAAAAAAGGTATCGGAGAAAAGACAGTGAAAAAGAAGAAAAACTTAATTTGGATAACCGATATAGACACTATATTAGAAGTATATGATTTAGCAAAAAAGAGAGGTAAAAATGCAGGAGATAGTGTCGAAAAAGAATTTATGGAAATAGTAAAGAAGAAAAAAAATAAAGCCAAAATAATAGGAACGACTAATAAAAATATTGACCTTATAGCAGGTGAATGTCGAGAAAATGGTCTTAAAGTTTTTAATATGAAAGAATATGAAAGGAAACATGGTAAAAGAAAAAGATAAAAGATTAAGTGAAACTGACAAAAAGTTAGGTGTGAAAATTTTAAACTGTCAGAATTGCAATAGAGAGTTTTATACTCTTCATAGAGAAGATAAATATTGTCCTTATTGTGTATTGTACAAAGAATTTAAAAATCCTAAATAAAAAAAAAAATGAAAAGAAATAAATTATTTAATAATTTGGCTTTATTTTTATCAGAAAATTTATTTCCCATTTTAAGTATTATTTTAATTTTTGTGTTCTTTTGGAATGGCATAAAATTATTGATTTTTTTTACTGGTATATCAATTTTAAAAACTTTAATTTTATTAATTGGAATATTTACAATAATATCTATTTATAAGTGGGCAAATATAAGGACAAAAAATTATTATAAAAATATACTCAAAGGAGGAAAATAAAATTAGTTGGAATAAAAATACTATTAATATGAGTGCTATAGACGGAACAATATCTATTCTTGAGAAATTAGGGATTTCCTATAAAGTGACAGAATTAGGTCGTATATTGGGACTAGGACTTAATGATGATTATCGAGAAGAAAAGGATTATCCTATCAGAAAGTTAGAATATAGAGATACTATTTTATTAGAAAAAATGATGAGAAATTCTGATTGTGATATGGATGATTATATAATATCTTATGAATTTGTGAAAGGACATGAACCTAAAAATTGGAAAATAGAAGAAAGAGAAGAAGAAAATGATTAATTTTTTATTTGGAATATTATCCTTTGTAATTATAATAGTTATATTTTTTGCTGTTAGAACTTTTATAATAAAAAAATCTCTTAAAACTTTTGACAAAACTTTAACAAATTGTTCCATAGGAAAAGTTTATGGCAAAGATGGTAGAGAAATATTTTCATGGGCGAAATTTAGAAACGGAATATTTAATTTATTAAATTCAGTTGAATGGGCAAAATCTTTAAAAGAGATATTAGATTTACGCAAATTAATAATATATCTTTTAATAGCAAGTTCTATATTTGCATTTGCGTGGTATCGGGGAAGATTAGGTGCTCCCGTTCAAGTAGATTTAGGGCATGGCAAAGAAGCCTACATACGCTTAAATAACCATTTTTTACATATAGATAAAGATGGTTATCTTTTTATTGAGGATAAATTAGGAAATAAATTAAAACAAATTGCTGTTAAAGATATACCTGCTCTTAAAAAGAAGCTATCTCCAATAGGGCTAGAACTGAAGCCCGTTGGTGTTATCGGAGGAGGAACAGATATTATAGGACATGGAGCTTTAGAAGCAGGCATTGGAGTAAGTTTTTTCCGTTTCTATAAGGCAAGGTTAGAAGCGTTTGTAACTAGTTATCCTGCTATTTATATAGGAACGAGTTATAAATTAGATGGTATAGGACTTGAAAATTCTAGGATAGGAATTGGTATAGGTAAAGGAATGAGAGATTGGAAATTAGACCAAACGGAAACAAGAGCTATAATATATTTTGCTGTGGAGTTTTAAAATGAAAGAAATATTGATTCCTTTTTATATTATAATATATATTCTTAATATTTTCTTAGCTTTATGTCTAGCAATTTGTATAATTAATTTATTATGTTGCACAACTGCTCATTTTTTGTATTGGCTTATCACTTTATAAGGAAATTATATGAAAAAGAAATTAATTAAAAAAGTAAGGAAAGAAATTCGTAAAAAAATGAAAAAATATAGAGGAAATTGGATAGCTATTCATAGAAACACTGCCAATCACATTCTAGAAGTTACAGATAAAAGGAAAAATAAATATGCGAGATAGTCTCCTTCTTATGGACATATATAAACGTTATCTTAATGTTACTCATGATTTAATAAGTATATTAGAACGTAATTATGAAAAAGAAATTAATAATGGGGATTCTGAAGAATTAAAAGTAAAATATAAAGAATTTAGACAACACGCACATAGACTTATAGAAAGTTTGAATGAAGATTTGCATAAATTATTGAGGCTAGATTGGGAATTAAAAGAATTGGAAGATAAGGCAGAGCATTAATGAAGATTGGGGAATAGGGAGTAGGTGAAAGTATAATACTAGTTTTACCTAGAGTATTTGTGTGGGGATACTGCATGTATAGGTTGTTATAAAACTGGGGGATATGGAAGTACGCTGACATGGAGAATATGGGATGGGAACTATTACCGTATGCACACTTTTTATATTGGAGAGAACGGGATAAAAGCGAATACAGCATATAAGTTTATTGATGGGAAAATTAAGAAAGTTTAGCCAGTCATAATGGATAAAAGGGGAAGGAGATGAAGAAAAATGCCTTACATAAAACGAAATAGACGTGAACAATTAGAACCTATTATACAATTGATAGGTACTTTAGATATTCTTGGAGATACTTGTCCAAAAGAAAACAACTGGAAAAGAAAAGCAATAGTACAACTGATGATAGATTTAGAAGTGAAAGTAGATGGAGATTTGAATTATATTATATATTCAGTTTGTAAACGATATGTTAAACCGAGTTATAATAATTATAAAAAATTCTTAACCAGGTTAAGTTTTTATAATCATAATATTGAACCTCAAGGAGAATTGGACGATATTTTGTATAAATTTTTTAATGATTATAGTCTAACCTGTAAAGATTATATAAAATATAATAATTTTATTGGAGAAATAGATTGTTGTGTTCTAGAAATATATCGTAGATTAATAGCAAAATACGAGGATGAAAAAATAGTCGAAAATGGAGATATAGAATGAAATTAGGACAAGATTTATCAATTATGTTATTAGGAATAGGTTTTGTTCTTGTTATTATTCATGGAATTATTTGGTTAATAGTTAAGGGGATAATATGGATGACCTACGAGCTATTTAATGTTAATTGGTATTCGAAATTTTGGATAGTTTATATGGGTCTTATATTAGCTAAGTGTATAATTGGAACTACAATAAAAATTAATTATAAGAGGTAAAATATGTCAGAAAAAATAAAATATACTACTTATACCGCAGGATATATAGAAGCAGACCCTCAAGGAGCGGGGGATTGGAGAGATGAAATATATAATTCTCTTAATCATCCAGATTTAGAAATTTATGACCCTGTTAGACGTGAAGCTCAAAAGACAAGTAAAAAATCTGGCGAGTATGTAGATTATGTTATTGGATTGAAAAAAGCAGGACGTTGGGAACAGTTTATGAAAGAAATGAATAAAATTTGGCTTGGTAACATTCACCCAACACACGACCTTCTGGAAATTTTTAAGTTATTGAGATACAGAAAAATTATTGACGGAAATACCAAACCTGAGATGGACGTATGGGCTGATTATGAAGCGGTTATTCGCTCCGATTTTGTAATTGCTTATATGAAAAAAGGAGTGCAAACTGTAGGAACTGTTATTGAAATTTTCTTAGCTATGTTATTTAGAATCCCTGTTTATCTAATTTTAGATGCTCCGAAAACGGAAACAAATTCTACTCTTGTAATGATGGTTATGTATTCTGGAGGAGAATTTTTTTATTCAACGAAGGACTTAATTAAGTATATAAAAGAGAAATATAATTTAGAATAATGGAGGAATAATGACAGGGAAAATAAGAAAGTTCGCAGGTGGAGCTACTAGAGATACTGACGAAAATAAATATGATTATGAAGGATTTTTAAGTCCTTTAGTATTAAAACGTTATGGTGAATATATGAATAAACATAGAAAGCAATCGGACGGTAGTCTAAGAGATTCGGATAATTGGCAGAAAGGGATACCTCTTGATGCTTATATAAAATCAGGATGGAGACATTTTCATGACTGGTGGATGGAACATAGAGGATTTGGAAGTAGAGAAGGACTAGAAGACGCTTTAATGGCAATATTATTTAATGTAATGGGTTATGCTCATGAGATTTTAAAAAGAAAGGAGAGTAATAAAGAAAATGTGTCAGGATAATCGTGATGTCATTGGATTTTGCGTCTACTGTAAAGACGAAATCTATGACGGTGACGATTATGTTGTAGTTAAGGATAATAGTTATCATATATATTGTTATAATTTAATTAAAGAAGAATTAGAGGATGAGGATGAATTTTAAGGAAAAAGTCATCGTAATAGATTGGTCTTTATTATTGCATATGAGCGTACATGCTTCTAGAACTGCTAATATGTATGCTCCATATATGGCAACTACTATGTTACTAGGTAGTTTAAAAAGGATAGGATTAGAACCCTGCGATGAAGTAATTATAGCATGTGATGGTAAACATAATTGGAGAAAAGATTTAATTCCTCAAATTAAAGCAGATAGAGTTCCTTTAGATAAAGAAATATATCAAAAATTTAATGAGTTATTAGAACGATTAAAAGAAAGTACCTTTTTTCATGTTCTTTGGTTAGACCATATAGAAGCAGATGATATTGCTTCAGTTTGTTGTAGATATTATAAGGATAAAGAAGTGATATTAATTAGTTCAGATGGAGATTGGGAATTACTATGGAAATATGATAACGTAAAAATTTATAGCCCTCATGCTAAAATGAAACGATATAAAGTTCGTCCTAATAATTTTAATGTATATAAAGTTATTGTAGATATGGTAATGACAAAAGGACATAATAATTTAAATATTCCCATAGAAAACGAAGATAATTATAAATTAAAAGAAAAATGTATAGACCTTACTAACTTACCAGAATGGGTAGAAGAAACGGTTAAAAAAGAATTAGATAAACTTGAACCTAAAGAAGATAATATAGACTTATTTCCTTTTCATAAATTAAAAGAGAGATATGGTAGTCTTTATAATTGTAAAAAAAATATAATTACGTATGAACAATGTGTAGCAAAAGAAGAACGTAAAAAGAGACGTAAGAAAAAACAGAAGGTAAAGAAATGATAGAATGTGTCAGTTTAAATCTTGCAAAAAAACTTAAAAAAATAGGATATAAGCAACAAGGGTCTTGGTGGTGGGATTTAGTAAGAAAAAAAGAAGATTGTGATATTGGAGATACATCTAAAGATGAATGGCAATTGGCTTATGAAGAATGTTATCATGGAGACCGAGATGATTTAGTTGTCGCTCCAACGATAGCAGAATTATTATCTAGAATAACTAAAAAAACGCATATAAATATTAATATATCTCATGATTTACTTACAATTTATACTAAAACTATCCGATTAACTGGAAAAAATCTTGTAAATAGTTTAGCAAAAATATATATTTATTTGGTAGAAGAGGGGATACTTTAATATGAAAATATTTTGGAACGACGTAGAAACTTCGGGATTAGACCCTAAAAGAAATGATATAATATCTCTCGCAGGAATTATAGAAGTAGACGGAAAGATTAAAGAAGAATTCAAATTTAATATACAACCGTTTGATTGGGATAATATAGAATTATCTGCTCTTAAAGTCAATGGAATTACTGTAGAGCAATTAAAAACTTTTATGACTCCAAAAGAAGCACATAAAAAATTAACAAATATTCTTGGTAAATATGTAAATAAATATGATAGAAATGATAAATTCCAATTCGCAGGATATAATAACGATTTTGATATTAAATTTATGTCTGAATTTTTTAAGAAGTGTGGAGATAAATATTTTGGTTCGTGGATAGATTATCATCGATTAGACCCACAAGTATTACTTCAATTTTTACATTTAAAAGGCGACATAGACTTACCGAATTATAAATTGGAAACAATTGCAAAATATTTTGACATAAAATTAAACGCCCATGACGCAATGAGCGATATAAAAGCGACAAGAGAAATAGTGTATAAACTTATACCTAGAATAAAATATTTACAAGATGAGAATTTTTATTGTCCTAATACTAATGGAGATAATATAATCTGCAATAAAAGATATGCTTGTGACGCATGTTCTCATAATAAGGATAAAAAGGAGGAATAAAATGGACGTTAGAAAAGAAATGCCTAATGAAGTAAAAAATGAAATTGTTGATGGTAAAAAAAAAGTAGTTACTGTTCTTTTACCCGAAAAACAAAAAACAGTCATTGAAGCAAAGCGAGAGGAGAGAAATAAATTAGCACAACGATTCTATCAAATCAGTATTAACGTTACTAAAGGTCAGCGAATGTTAAATGAAATTTCTATACGAATGGAAGAAATTGATACTCTAATTGGAGATAGAATAAAAGAAGGTTTTAAAAAATTAAAATTAGATAAGCAAAAAGAAAGACAATGGAGATTTGATGGAAGAGATAGTTTTATAGGTATCTATAATCCACCACCAAAAAAGAAAGAAGAAGGAGGAAAGTAACATGATATTTAAAGTAGCATATTCTAAAGGAAATAGAAATTCAATTAAAGTTGTAGATAATGAAGGAAAAGAAGTTTGGATGGGTTGTTCTAAAAATGTTTATAGTTGGTGTAAGAAAAATTATAACGAAGGTGATGAAGTTGATGTAGAATATACAGTTAAAGATGGACAATATACCGCCACTAGAGTTACAAATAAAAGACAAAGTAATTACAATCCTCTTCCTAAAGATGAGACTAGACCTTCTAAGCCAACACCTTCTGCACCAACAAAAAAATATACTGGCAATTATATGAACAGAAAACATCCAGAAGAATCTAAACAGATAAGAGCCTTGAGTATCTTATCTTCTATTTGTGAAGCTATTCAAGGTCTTGCAGGACATATAGACCCAAACAATATAGGGGAAATTATTGAAACTTTATTTGACCGTTTTGATAAAAAACTTCCATAAATAATAGTTAGGAGGTAACTGAATGAAAAAATATAAATGGCTGACGTATATTTTGTTAATTTGTATATCGTTGACTTTATTTAGTCAGCAACTAGAAATAAGAAGTTATAATTCTTTGATAAAAGGAAATCAAGAAGTGATTACAGAACTTCAGGGATATACAGAAATGATAATAGGATTACTTCTACAGTTGGCTATAAAACAAAATATCATAGCTAATCAGGTATCTGTCTTACAGGAAGAATCAGTAGAAAGAACCATCTACCCTGCTATCAGAAAACTTACTCACGTGATTTTGCAGTTAGTAAATAATCAGAAAGAAATGGCAACTTATTTAAGACAGAATATAGACCCGAAGCCTTTCTTTTTGAAATTAAAAATTGCTACAGTTGAAGTGAGAGTAGGTAAAGCAGGTGGAGCGGGGACAATTATTAAAGTAACTGACGATTATCTTTATATTTTAACAGCTAAACATGTGGTAGATTGTAAAGGTGAAATTGAGATTCAGGCAACTAACGTTGAAAATCAATGCTTTGTAAGAATCAAAGATATTAATAGAGAAAATGTTTACAAAAGCGACGAAATAGATATGGCAGTTATTAAAGTTCCTAAACCAGAAGGTAAGTTTATTACGTTAGATTTAGCGACGGAAAGACCTGAAATCGGAACTAAAATTTATACAATAGGACACCCTCTTAGTATAGGTTATACTGTTCAAACAGGTATAGTTTCTAACTATACTAAAAGAAATTTTGGAGATAATAAAAAAGAATATATGATAATTTCTGCTCCTGCATTTAATGGTAATAGCGGAGGAGCATGTGTGAATTGTTATAATGAAGTAATTGGTATAGTAGTTGGCATAGCGTATATAAGAGAAGAAAAATTATTTAATGATAATAATTTTTATATAACTCATATGGTATTTGTTGTAACGATAGATGATATAAATAAATTTATAGAGGAAGTAGAAATTGAAATATCCGATAATAACTGATATTAATTTTCTTAGAAAAAGAAGTGAACCAGTTGAACAAGATAGAGTAACTTCTATAATTAAAGCTTTAGAAGATAGTCTTGATATTAAAAAGGGAGTTGGGTTAAGTGCTATACAAATAGGATTGCCTTTACGAGTAGGAATAATAAGATTACCTAATTGTAAATTTGATTTATGGAATTCTAAAATAATAGAAAAAAGTTATCGTTTTAGATTTCAAGGAGAAGGATGTTTAAGTATTCCAGGAATTTATGTAGATACTATTAGATATAAAGAAATATTATTAGAGAATGGAGATGGCAGAAAATATTATTTGGAAGGAATAGAAGCTATAGTTTGCCAGCATGAAGTAGACCACTGCAACGGTATCACTATGTTAGATAGAAAATGGCGAAAGAGAAGATGAAAAATATTGATAAAGAAAAAATAAAGTTTTTTGGAAAAACTACTTATAAATTCTGTTCTAATTTTAAAATTAAAAAACCTATATTTATAAAACAAGACAGAAGACTAAAATCAACAACTGCTGGAATTTGGTTAGTTAATCATAAAAAAAATAATAGAAAGGGATACTGTATTAAATATAATCCTGAACATATATCTAAAATAGCATATTGGAAAATAACCTATGTAATTTTACATGAATTAGGTCACGTTAAAACTAAACAATCTGGAAATGAATTTGATAATGAATATCGAGCAGAAAAATTTGCTCATGATATGATTAAAAAACATTTTTCTTTGCAGTATCCTAGATATTGTGAATATGTAGACTGGTATATAAATTATGCTAAAGAAGATATTTATAAAAAGGTATTTAGAAAATTAAGAAAGAATTAATTAATGAAAAGCAATTGCTTATTTTGTAATCGAGTTATAAAAGAAAAGAAAAATACTCTTTGTTTCGAATGTAGAGTCAAAATGGTAAAAGAGGTCTTAAAACCTTCTTTTGAGTTGATTGTGGATTATAAGAATAAAATTTATAAAGTGGTAGAAAAAAAGTAAATGATAAGAAATAAAATCAATAGAAAAATACCCCTAACGATAGCTTTATTATGTATTATTCAATATTTTAATCAAGGTATCAGTAGTTTACCTCAACAGAGTTTGTACTATTTGTTAAGAGAATACTGGAACTTGTCAGCCAGTATAATAGGATTAATAAGTTGGATAATAGGATTAGCTTGGTATTTAAAAATTTTTGCAGGATATTTGATTGACAATGTAAGTATAAAAGGAAAACGGACTACATATTATTTAAGAGGTAGTTATATTGGATTATTATTAGTTTATTTATATATCATCTTTTTTGGTTTTAATTTAATTAGTCTTATTATTACAGGAATAATTATAAATCTTTGTATAACATTTGCCGATGTTTCAGTTGATAGAGAAATGGTTATAGCTGAGTGTAAGTATAATTTACATGGACGATTGCAATCGCTCCAATGGACAAGTCTTGGTATAGCAGGATTGATAGTAGCTCTTGGAGGAGCTTGGATTGCAAAATATTTTCCTGAACATATCAATTATAAAATTGCTTATGGATTATCAAGTTTAGTTCCTTTAGGAATGTTAATTTATTTAATTAAAGGATTTAAAGAGAAAACGGTTAGAAAAATAAAGAAGATTCTTTTTTTTCAGATATTAAAAAATAATTTGAAAAAAATTAACAATAAAAAATTATTATTAGGATTATTATTTGTTACTTGTTTACAGTTTTGTCCTTCTTTTGGAACAGTTTTAATGATAAAGATAAGAGAAAACTTACACATTGATAAAATGTTTTTAGGTTATTTAGGGGCTATGGGAACTGTTTTAGGAGTGGTCGGATATATTCTTTATTATAAATGGGCTTATAAATTTCCAATGAAACAATTATTATATTTTATGATATTATTTTCAACAATTACAAATTTATTTTATTTATATTTACCTAATAAATGGATTTTATTAGTTTATAATTTAGCGTTTGGGGCTTTTGGAGGAATTACTTTTATGACTTTATTAGCTTTCTTTGTAAAAATTATTCCTATTGGTAGTGAAGCTTTTTTTTATGCCTTAATAACTTCAATTTCAAATTTTGCTTCCAGAGGAGGAAATTTTATAGGAGGAATTATTTACGATTGCAGTAATTATTCTATAACTGTAATCGTTAGCAGTATATGTACATTTCTATGTATATTTTTCATTCCTCATTTAAAAATTGGAGAAACACATGTTAATACCTAATTTGCTCTATGTAATTTCAGGTACATTATGGGCGATAGAATTATTACCTCAACTTTTACGAACCTATAAACGAAAAAAAGTAGGAGATATATCCTTATTATTTTCTTTAATATGCTTTATATCATTTTTATGTTTTATGACAGCTATTATACTCTGTAAAAATTGGGTATTAGTATTTACTCATATATTTCCTTTTATTTGTAATATTTTATTTTTGTTACAAGTACTTACATATAGGAGAAATTAATGAAAAAATTAATTTTTATATGCGGTCTTTGTGTTATCGAGAACAAAAAAGAAACCATAAACATTGCTAAAAAATTGAAGGAGATAACTGACAAATATCCTGTTGAATTTATTTTTAAAGCGAGTTATGATAAAGCAAATAGAACTTCTGACCTTTCATTTAGAGGAATCGGATTGATGCAAGGTATATATGTTTTAAGTGAAATTAAAGAAATGGGTATTAAAGTTTTGACAGATATTCATTGTTCTCATCAAGTTAAAATGGCAGGGTGTTGTGCTGATGTTATTCAGATACCTGCATTTTTATGTAGACAAACTGATTTAGTTAAAGCAATCGGGGCGACAGGAAAAACTGTCAATATTAAAAAAGGGCAGTTTCTTGCTCCAGAAGACGTAAAATATATAATTCAAAAGATAGAACATACAGGTAACAATGATATAATGATTACAGAACGAGGTACGTGTTTTGGTTATCATAATTTAATCGTAGATTATCGTTCTTTTTTGATATTAAAGAAAATGGGTTATCCTGTCATTTTCGACGCAACTCATGCCCAACAACGACCATCGGCAGGGGATGGAATATCAGAAGGTAATCGAGAATTTACAGAACCTATGATATTTGGAGCTATTGCTTGTGGAGTAGATGGAATATTTATTGAAATCCATCCTGACCCGACAAAAGCAAAATCTGATAGTGCTACATCTCTTTATCTCGATAACGTAGAATCCTTATTGAAGAAAATGGTAGCAATTAAAAATGTTATCGAAACTTTGACAGAAAGCAAATAATATGATATAATAGGAGAAACAATGGAAAACAAAAAAAGAAATCGTAGAAAGGCAGATAGAAAAGAGACTCCATTAAATCCTAATGCGATACTTGATAAAAGAAGGATAATTACTTTGTTTGGAGAAATCAATAAAGAACTCAGTAAAAAAGTTATAAAAGAATTAATTAAATTGGAAAATGTGTCTGATAAACCTATAACTTTATTAATAAATTCTCCAGGTGGAGATTGCACCGAAGGACTTGCAATCGTAGATGCTATGAAGATGAGCAATAGCCCCATTAATACTATAATCACAGGAATGTCTGCTTCAATGGCAGGAATAATATCTATCTGTGGAGATATAAGAATGATAACTAAAAATGCTTTCTGGATGGCTCATCCAATGGCAGGGGGTACTTATGATTATAAACAACACGTAATAGATTATATAGATTTTTTGAAAAGATTAGACAAAAAAATGGAAATAATATTAAACCAACATACAAAATTGACAGAGGAAGATATTGAAAAATTTACTCATGGACAGTTATGGTTAGATGCAGAAGACTGTATTAAGAAAGGCGTTTGTGACGAAATAATTAATAATGAATATGTTCAGCAGAGAATTCCATTATCGTTTCAAGTACAGAAAAAAAAGAAGGGAAAGAAATGAAACATCCTGTATTAAAGTTAAAGAAAAAAACGAAATTAAAAGGAATTCGTAAAATAAAAAACGAAATTCGAGAAATAGTCCATGATTGCCTCCTAGATATAGAAGACTATATTCTAAATGATATTATGAGTTATTTAAAAAAGATAGGGGTTATCTATGCGGAAAAGAAGACGAAGAATAAAAAGAAAAACAAAAGGAAAAAATAAAAATAGGAGAAAACGTAACTGGTGGATAAAACGGTATGATGTTCCAGTTACTCATAAATATACCCGACTTACTACAGAGTTAATTATTTTGTTGGAATTATTATGGATAGCTATCGAAGTATCTTGGTTTGTAATTGATGTATTTATAAAGAGATAAAATGGAAGATATATATATTCAATTAATTAAAATAGGACTATCAGTTTTTTTAGGTTTGTTTATAGGATTTGAAAGAGCACAGCAAGATAAACCTACAGGATTAAGAGACGTTGCTATGGTTACTTTAGGAGCTACGTTATTTGCAATTATAGGATTTGAATTTCATAACGAAATGAATATGGACATGACTCGTTTATTATATGCTCCTGTTATAGGTATTGGATTTATGGCAAGTGGCGTTATCTTACAGAGCAAAACAAAAACCAAAGGACTAACGTCAGCAGGGGTGTTATGGGTTATGGTTGCAGTAGGGCTTCTTTGTGGTATAGGTAAATATATTTTAGCTATAATATCTTCTATAGTCATATATTTGTTACTTAAATTAAAATATGTAACTGTTAAAATAAGAAAGAGAAAAAAGAGATGCAAAATTCTATAATTATAAAAAGAAATGGGCACACTGTAGAATATATTCCTATTATAAAAAAATGTACTTATTATAGTCCCAATGAGAATGGAATATGTAGAAATTGTAATGGAACTGGCAAATATATTGATGGTTATTATATGATTTTGGATGGCATCGTAGGATTTATAGTAGATACTATTAAGTAGATTAAAGTAAGGATAAAAAATGACGAATATTTCCAAACAAATAATTTTAAAATATTTGTTACCGTATCTCAAAGCGAAAGATATACCTTACAGAAAATGCGGTAAAGTAACAATGGTAAAATGTCCTTTCTGTGGGAAAGAACCTTTTACTGCTAATATACTTCCTAATACTAATATTGTAAAATGTTTACCATGCGAAAAGACATATAATCTTTTAGGTATTGTTAAAGAAGTTGAATTTAAAGATAAAGATAGTACAGAAGAAGACCTTATTCAACACGTAAAAGAATTATTAAATATAGATGTTACTACTGCAAAAGATGAAAAAGAAATAAGAAGACATTTAAATTTTTATGAACAACAAGGATTTGATTTAGTGCCCATTGTAAAAGGTAAGAAAATCCCTTGTGAAGCTGGATGGACAAATAAATCTCATAAAGATAAATCAGAATGGATACGTTGGTTGAATGACGGACTCAATATAGGAATTAAAACTGGTAGTAAAAGTAATATATTAATTCTAGATATAGACCAAAAACCAGTACCAGAAGAACTAAAAAAATTATTAGAAAATACTTTAGTACAAGAAAGCACCAATGGATTTCATTATTTTTATAAATATGACGAAGAAATTCCTAAGACACGAATAGATGAATTTAAAATTGATGTAGAATCAGAAGGTGGTCAGGTGGTGATTTATCCAAGTATAATTCAAGGAATACAAAGAAAAATTTTAGAATTAAAGCCTATAATATCTTTACCTCCAGAATTAAAAAAACTGATAAAAGAAAAGATAACAGTAGCTAGAAAAACAGATAGCGAACAAATAAGAGAAGATATAGAGACTGAAGCTTTCAATATGGGAATAGGAGTTCAAGGAAAACGGAATTCTTCTCTTATTAAATTAGGAGGAATAATTCGCAAACATTTAAATGCGAAAAATACAGAAGCAATGCTTCATATAATAAATAATCACATATTTAAGACTCCTCTACCATTTAGAGAAGTTACTGCTATGGCGACTGAATTAGATAAATATATCAAAATGGACAATCAAGAATTAGCTCACGAAATTTTGAAGTATTTAAAAGAAGTGGAAAGTTCTACTAAGAACGATATAGAATTGGCGGTAGTGGGAGGATTCACTTCTGGAGAAAAGAAAAAAATTGTAAATTCCACATTAAATTATTTACAGAGGGAAAATAAAATTATAAGAAAAGGGAAGTATTATAAAGCTCTAAAAAGTATGGAATGGAAAGATAATATTTTGGATGCAGGTGAACCTGTTAAATTTAATGTTCCCTATTTACATGACATAGCTTTTTTCCAATATGAAGATTTAGTTGTCATAGGTTCTCAAAATAAATACGGGAAAACAATTCTCTGTATGAATATTATTAAAAGATTGGTTGAACAAGGATTAAAACCTTACTACATTTATAATGAAACAGGAGCAAGGTTCGCAAAGACAGCTTTGAAATTAGGAATGAAAGACGGAGATTTTAATCACGTCTTCGTAACTGACCCTGAAGAAGTTATATTTGAACATAATTCATTAGTTATTTTCGATTGGGTAAAGCCAACTGATTTTGCGAGAACTGATAATGTTTTTGCTAAGTTGATAGAGAAAGCGAAAAAGACCCATAGTTTTCTTATCTGTTTCGTTCAATTAAAGAAAGACAATTCTTTCTTTGCTCAGAATATGATAGGACAATTCCCTGCTTTACTTTGTAGATATTTATATGAAAAAGAAGACGACGGGACTTACACAAAATTCCAAATAGACGCTATGAGAGACCCGAAAATATTGAACGGAAAAAAGACATTTGAAATACCTTGTATGTATGATTGGAATACCAAAGAAGTCAAAACTATAGAAGAAATTAAAGGCGAAAAATAATGATACTCACTTTGGACTTATCCACGAAATGCACAGGATGGGCAAAGTTTACTAAAGACGGTAAACTGGTAAAAAGAGGACAAATAATTCCTGACAAAGATATTGGCATCTATCATAAGATTCAATATATCACTGACCAAGTTAAAAGCTTGTATGCAGGTGTCAATGAATTAGTGATAGAAGGATTATATTATGGAATAAATGTTAAAAGCCTTCTATTGCTTGCTAGATTAAGCGGAGCAGTTATTTACAGTTGGATGAGTTACAAATTTAGATTACCCATTATTTACACAGCGTCCCACGCTAGAAAATTGACAGGGATAAAAGGGAATTCTCATAAAGCAGAAATACAAATCTATGTGGTAAAAAAGTACAAGTATGCACCTAGTAGTGCAATTAGACATTATGAGAAATTGATAGAAGACAGTAGATTTGCATTAAAATTTAAGGAAATAAAAAAGAGCGGTTATAAATATCGTTTGAATAAAATCAGTAAGTTAATAATGGAAGAAACAGGAATCGGTGAAGACCAAGCGGATGCGATAATCCTCGGACTTGCTTATATGGAGGATAAAAATGAGTCTTAATAATAAAACTTTGACATTTAAAAAATTAATAGAAGAAATTATTAAAGAACATAATGAAATTTGGGGCGATATTTCTTGGAATTTACCGTTTCACCGTAGACCAAAAGGATACAATAATATGAATTTAAAAGAAGAAGATATTATTGTAATAGCTTCTGGATTAAGTAGAAAGTTAAAAAATGAGTGATAGAAAAAACAGTTTAGAAAGATACATTGTAGAGAAATTGTTACCTCTCGACCCTTACGCAAGACCAACTAGAGGTTCGGGTTGTGGTAATGAGAATTTAGACGTATCTAATAAATTCTTCTACATAGAATGTAAACAGAAACTTACAAAAGATAATATTATAGTTGACTATAAAAAAGAGTGGTTAAAATCTCTCAACTCTATGCCAGTAAATACATTAAAACCTCTTATAATCGTGACCGAAAATAAACATGGAGAACGATTTGTAACTTTAAGTGCAGAAGATTTTTTTGAATTAGTCTATGAGGCAAAAGATGACAGATAGCGAAATATTAAAAAAAGCTATAGAAAAAGCTATTGCTAGTGGTTGGAATTATAAAGAAATCTATTGTAATTGGCTAATAGAAGATTTCTTAAAAGGGAAATTAAAATTGAACGATAACCATATTAATGACTATAATGGTATGGTTAATATTAATGAAATCATTTTTAATCGTAATTTCGCTAAAGTATTTTGGGGAGACATACAAATAAACGAAGAAGATGAAAATGGAAATGTAATATCTTATTTTACATTTTCAGATGTCTCTCCAGAAGTTAGATATGATTGGGAAGCTCATTTACAGAAAATGGTATTAGAAAAAGAACCTTTAAAATATCTTGAAAGGTTTTTAGATGAAGATTAGTCCTTATTTTACTATATCACAAGCTAAAAAAGCGATAAGACCAACTTTATATTGGGTTAGACGAAAATTAGTTAGACAATTATATTTTTTAAAACAAGAACTGATTCAAGAGTTAAACAAATCTTGGCTAACAAAATGGATGAAAATATTTATATGAATAATTTTCAAGACAAAATAAAAGCATTAGAACAACAATATCGTAATATACCTAATTTCAAAACTTCTAAACTTATTCCTACTGGTATAAAAGAGTTAGATGGAATATTAGACGGTGGATTTCCAAGAGGTAATATTATAGAAATTTTTGGAGACCATTCGGTAGGAAAGACAACACTTGCTTGGCAAATAATTAAATCGGCTCAAAAACAAGAACTTATTAGTCTTTATTTCGATTGTGATTATAGTTGGAATTCTAAATATGCTAAACAAATAGGCATAGATATAGATAAATCTGATGTAGTAATAGCTAAACCTAATGAACAATGGTTACAAGCCATTACTCATTTAATTAATAAAGGACTTATAGACGTATTAGTAATAGATACGGTATCATCTTTAGCAATAGATAAAGAGAGATTGTTAGATATTTTGAAGAGATTATCGAAAAAAATTAAAGAAAATAATGTTTTGGTAATTTTATTGAATCAAGTTCGCACTAGTTTTAATCATAAAATTGTTGTAATGTATGAACAGTTAATGAAATTATATGGAACGATTAGGATATACTTAACCCATAAAGAATATAAGACAAAACATTTTAATAATATAACGAAAATTATTCAGGCAGATATTATACAGAATAAATTGGATAATTGTCAATCAGCAACTTTTACAATAGAAGTGCAAAATGGATAATAAATGGATTAAAGAATTTGAAGATGAATTAGTCATTTTTAGAGGACATATTGACCCTGATTTTAATAATCATAGTCTATTAGCTTTATTAGAAAAAAATTTAAATTGGAATACTAACGAAGAAAATAAATTTTTACGTTCAACAATTGAAGTCAGAGTTAGTTCTAGTAAAGGAGCTATATTGATTGAAAGGATAAATAATGAATAAAAAATTAACAAAAGAAGAACGACTCACTTTGCTCAAAAAGAGTATGCAAGAGATAAATAAATCAGCCAAAGAGGACGTTATTCATTTTGGAAAAGACGAAGATGATGTAGAAAAATTGCCTACGTCTATTCCAGAAATAGATGGCCTTTTAGGCGGTGGAATAGCATACGGACGAGTAACGACAGCATGGGGAAGTGAAGGATGTGGGAAAACAAGTCTAGCATATTATCTTACAGCTTCTGCTCAGAAACAAGGTAAGATAGTTTATTATATAGCTTTAGAGCCTTTCGATAAAGAAAGAGCTAAAAAATTTGGCGTTAAATTAAATGATTTAGTAATGGGTCATTTTCCAAAAGCGGAACAATCTTTAGATAGTATAGTAAAATTTGCTAGAGAAGGATTAGTAGATGTTATAATTTTAGATAGTATACATGCTCTTTCTCCTAAAGGAGAACAGGAAGAAAAAAGCGGTAAACAAAAAAGTTTAGATACTGATACTATGGCTTTATTAGCTCGTAAACTGTCTCAATTTTTTAGAGTGGCTATTGACCCTATAGGAAGAAATAAAGTGGCTCTATTCCTCATAGGACAAGCTAGAATGAGCGTAGGATTTATAGCATTAGAAAAATTAAGTGGAGGATTTGCTTTAAAACACTATTCTAAAACTATTATACGTATGAGACGTGGTACTAAAGCTGATTCTCCAGTAGAAAAATATAAAGAATATTTTACTAAAGATGGTAAACAATGTTATCGTACTAAAAATGAAATAGTAGGTTTTGATTGTGTAGTCGAATTAGAAAAGTCCCAAATTACAGGAGCAAAATCTGAACGTACAAAAATACACCTTCCATTTTATTATGAATCAGGATTTACAAAAATAGATAAATCTATATGTCCTAAATGTGGAGATAAATTTGGAGAAGATGGGCTTTGTAAATGTCAGAGAGAAGAATTAAGGTATCCTCCCAAAGTAGAAGAAACTAAAACTTCTGGAGACACTGGAAATGACCAATCTCCACCAAAAAAACGTAAAAGAGGAAGACCTAAAAAACAAAAGGAAAATAAATAATGTCTAAACAAGGACACGTAGAAGAAAAAGACGGAATACTATGTTGGATATGGAATAAAGTTAAACCTAAAAAATATAACTATACCAAAGAAAAAGCACGTAGACATAGACAAATTGCTAAAGGAATATTAAAAATTAAGGAGAAATAATGGCAGAAAAAAATGAATGTTATTGTTGTCACGAAGAAAATGAAGGTAAATGGATAAGAACTACTGAATCAATAAAGTTAAAAGATGGTACGTATTCCGAAAAACGTTGGGTATGTAATAATTGTAATCAGATAGAAGGAGAATAATATGAAGATAATACTTGAATATGACGAAACTAAAAGAGTAGAAATTTTAACTGATGCTGAAGTTATTCATGATGTTATGGATGAAATAGAAAAAGCATTAATAGCTTATGGATTTCATCCTGAGACTGTTAAAGACGGATTTGTAGGAAAAGCCGAAGAGATTGAAAGTGAGAATAAAAAATATGAAGATTAGACTAAATGCTTATGACCCAAAAAAAGATAAAGAAGTTTTTGCTGGTATTTATAATGCAGAAACTAAAACTTTTGTTAAAAATGTAACGAAACGTCATTATATGATTTTGGAAGTTGGTTATGGAATTCAATTAGAAGTAATGGATAATTTAGCAAGATGGGGGTGTAAAAAAATAGAAATAAGAACTAAAACCTTAATCTATACGGTTCTATTTGAAACATGGTATAAACAAGGAAATCATAAGAATTATGGACATGGAGAGCAAGTATTCTTTCCAGTTAGATTTATGAATAAGGAGGAAAAGTGAGAATTTTAGAAATAGAAAAATATTTTCAACAGGACGATACTCTAAATAAAGTATTAGAAGCTTTAAGTGAAGATATTGACAAAATAGATTATTGGGCAGGGTTGATGAAACAAGGAATTACAGTTAATCCAGAGGAAGCTAAAAACGCCCTCAACGATTTGACTGGACGTTTCATGAGTCTCAAAACTGCCTTATCTATCGCAGAGACCGAAAAGAAGAACAGAGAAACCAGAGCTTATAATCAAATTAAAATAGATACTGAGAACGAAGGAAAAAAGTTTGTGTCTGCCTCTGCTGAAAAAGAAGCAAGTGGACGAGTGGCAGATTATAGAAGAATTAGAAATATAATTCAAGCTTACGTTGATAGTTGTGAGAAAGCTCTTTCTACGCTCCAATCACTTTTAAAGTACATGGGCGAAGAGATAAAGTTACAAGGTTATAATAAAGGAGAAAAATAATAGTAATTATGAAAAAGATTTGTAACAGTTGCAAAAAAAGCAAAAAATTACAAGAATTTTCTAAAGATACTTCTGCTAAAGATAATCATTCTTATATTTGTAAAAAATGTAATAAACAAAAATGTAAAATTTGGTATTTAAGAAATAAGAATAAGATTGTAGCTTATAGAAAAAAATATAGAAATAAAATATTAAACTATCATAAAGAATATAGACAAACTCATAAAAAATATTTTATAACATATCGAAATATAAATAGAAAAAAAATAATAGCTAAATCTAAAAAATATTACCAGGAAAATAAAAAAAAAATGAAACGAAAAAGACAGAAAAATAAACATAAAAAAGCAAGCTATGATAAAAAATATCGTCAATTAAATAAAATTAATTTGGCTAAGTCTCATCATGAATATTATTTAAAACATAAAAAATATAAACAATTATATGACAAAGAATATAGAAAGAAAAATAGAGAAATTATAGCTAAAAAAGCTAGATTAGCTTATCATAAAAATAAACATCAACGATTAAAAAAACTTAAACAATACAGGTCAATTTTACAAAATAAAGTAGCTCATAATTTAAGAGCAAGAATACGATTATCTTTAAAAAATAATTCTAAAAAACTTTCTATGAAATTATTATTAGGATGTTCTATAAAGTTTTTAAAGAGACATTTAGAAAAACAATTTAAAAAAAGTATGACTTGGAATAATTATGGGAAATGGCATATAGACCATATAAAACCTTGTTGCAGTTTCGATTTAAGTAAGCCAGAAGAACAACGCAAGTGTTTTCATTATACTAATTTACAGCCTTTATGGGCTAGAGAGAATTTAATAAAAGGAGGGAAATAATGGCAGATTCTATTTTTAAAATTTGGGGAGAAAGAAGGAGAATGTTATTAGGTAAACAAGTCGAAATAGATTTACTATATTTAAAGAAAAATGGGTTTTCAAGCACTCATTCACACGTGAATAAGATAAATAGGTTCTTCATTATATCAGGTAAATTAAAAATAGAAACAGATTATGGTACTAAAATATTATATCCTAACGAAAGTTGGGACGTATATCCTCCAAGAGTACATCGTTTTTATGCCTTAAAAGACAGTATAGTTGTGGAATTGGCCTTTGTAAATGGAAATAAAAAGATAGACCCAAAGGACATTAATAGGAGAAGTCAAGGAGGGCGTGTTATTGATGGGAAGGAATATACGTTAGATGAAATGGAAGAGAAAGGAATGTTAGATTTATGAGAAAAATAAATTCTCAACAAATCAACTTCAAAAATATATGCGATGTAATGTACGAACCTGATAAAGATAGATATTCAATTTTAGAATATAATGGAACAAGAAGAGAGATTGATAAGATGACTTTTTGTAAGATAATAAACGTTAAATTATGTAACTGCCATGTAGGGAAGTTAAGGTAAAACATGAAGATAATAATTGCAGGAAGTACGACTATAAACGACCCATTAGAAGTTGCAGATGCAGTAGCATGTGCTATGATAAAATGGAAAAAAGATTATCACGATATTGATGAAATTATCAGTGGAAATGCAAAAGGAATAGATGAGTTAGGAATACAGTGGGCTATGAGACATAATAAAGTTTATAGAATATTTCCTGCACATTGGGAAAAATATGGGAAAAAAGCTGGCTATCTTAGAAATTTAGAAATGGCTAATTATGCTAGTCATTTAATTGCAATATGGGATGGTAAATCTAAAGGAACTAAACATATGATAGATATTGCTAATAAGAAAGGACTTAAAGTTTATGTCTACAAAGTATCAAATTAAAAAAACAAAAAAATTAATAAAAAAATTAAAACCTTACTGGAAAGAACTCTTAGAAATAGAACTACAATATTATAATGCCGTTTATAGATTAGAAAAAAGAATGTCTAGAGAAATAGGTATTAAAGATTTAGAATTTTTTATGTGTGATAATGAACATGTAGGAATAGGAAATGCTGAAAGAACTATGCCACTCATACATGGAGAAGAATTAGAATAATGAAATTTGAGATTAAAGTACCAAAAGAAGTTTTACAAGATATAGATAATTTAGGATTATATTTATTTCAAAAATTAATTGAAAAAGAAAATATTGATAACGATTATTACGAAGTAATTATTTTAAGAACTCACTGGATTAAAGATGGAAGTTTTCTTGGTGATATTTTTACTTTAGTGTACGATTTAAAACTTAGAGAATGTTGGAATAATCTAGAAGAATGTGAAGATAGATTAAAAGTAGGATTATAATGAAATTACCTTTTTATTTTAGAAAATCAAAACCATATATTAAAGATGGTAAATTATGGATAGAAATAAAAATGAATAATTTTGACAAATTATGTTTGGCTGTTTCGTTTATAATCGGAAGGATAATAAAATATGCAACTTATAAATATTTTTAATCAAGGTCGGAAATTATCTATTTTTTGTCGTAATGACAAAGGAGAACTAGAAATAAACACAGTTAATAGTTTTTTCCCTTATTTTTACGAGAAATCAATAGATGGAACTTTTAAAAGTTATAAAGGAGATTATTTAAGAAAAATGTTCGTCTCTACTCCTGGCGATGTTAAAAAACAACGCAGTAAAGACGCATTTGAAGCTGATATATTATTTGTCAAACGATATATGATAGATAAAATAAAAACTCTTGATAAATGCCCAATTAAATACGCTTTTATAGATGTTGAAGTATTATCTGATGAATTACCAGACGTTACAAAAGCAAATAAACCAATAAGTTGTATTACTGTTTATAATTCATTTTCGAAAGAATATAAGCAATTTTATTTAGGCGATTATGAAACTGAATTTCAGTTAATTGATAATTTTGTGGACTATATGAAACAAGAAAAATTTGACTTATGGCTGTCGTGGCATGTAGGATTTGATTATAATTATCTTTATAATAGAATTCCTGATTTTGCCCAAAAAATAAGTCCTATTGAAAGAACAAGATATGCAGGTGAAGACTTGTCCTATCCAGCAGGTATTAGCATTATTGATTATCTTTCGTGTTTTAAAAAAATAACTCTTAATAAAGAAAAAGAATATACTCTTGACCACATTGCAGAAAAATATTTAGGAACAGGAAAAAAATATAGAAAAATAGATTTTTCTACGTTATCTGATGATATTAAAAAACGTAATATGGAAGATGTTCAAATTATGGTAGAATTAGAAAAGAAATTTAAACTTATTTCTTATTATGATGAAGTTAGACGACTAGCCAAAGTAGAATGGGAAGACCTTATATGGAATTCCAGAACGATAGATATGCTTCTATTGCAGGAAGCCCATGAACAGAAAGTTGTTCTACCAATGAAACCAGCCGAAGAGAGAGGAACGCTTTATGAAAAGAAAGAATTTGCAGGAGCATATCGGGAAGCTTATGGTACAGGGGCATTTTATAACATAGGGAAATATGATTTATCATCTGCCTATCCATTCAGTATAATAAATTTCTGCCTTGACTCTGCTAACATTATATCTATGTCAGAAGGTTTAGCTCTTAACGATACTCCTCTTGATAATCCTCCTATATTTATAGAAAATACTTATTTCGAACAAAACCCCAATGCTCTATTACCAACTATCGTTAAAAAAATGATTTTACTTAAAAATAAAATTAAAAAAGAATTAAAATCTTATCAATTAGACACTCCAGAATATAAAGACACAGAAATCAAATACAACGCTATTAAAAGTATAGTAAATTCTTGTTACGGAGTCATGGGTAATAGATTCTTTCGTCTTTATGATAAAGCAGTGGCTTCTGCAACTACTTTTATTGTACGTGACCTTTTACATTACGTTAAAGACAATATTGAAAAAGATGGATACAAAGTTATTTATGTGGATACTGATTCGGTATTTATTCAGAGTAATATAGACTTGACAGATAAATTAAACGCTCTTATACAGAAATGGGCAAAAACTAAATATAATAAAGACCATGTAGATATAGAGTTTGAATATGAAGGAATCTTTAAAAAGTTATTAATACTTACGAAGTGTAGATATATAGGATATATTGATACTGGACATGGTATAAAAGAAGAGATTAAAGGAGTAGAAGCAAAGAGAAAAGATTCAACGATATTTATGAAAACATTTCAAAGAACACTAATTGACAAAATTCTTGATAAAGAACCAAAAAAACAAGTAATTACTTGGATAAAGGAACAAGTAAAAGAATTACGCAACCGACCAATTGCCGAGATAGCATTTCCTTGTAAATTAGCACGTTCTCCAGAAGAATATAAAAATACGCCTATTTTTGTAAGAGCGTTAAATTGTACTCCTAATTTTTCTAAGAAAGTGGGTAATTCTTTTTATTATATTTATATGCAACCATTTGGATATGAAGAAAAAGAAAAAGAAATATTTTTGATTGGAGAAGGGGAGAAATTTACTTCTTCTAAATTAAAAAAATATTGGAAAAACTTTTACGGTGAGGATGTCCTAGTAAAAAATATGGATATAGAACGTAAAGAAAAATTAATGGCACATCTTATTGAAAAAGGAGAATTAACCGCAACTATAGATATTATAAAAGGCAAAGTCAAAAATGTTATGGCATTTGATGATGATAATTTTGAACATATAGAAAAAAGCAAAATAGACTGGAAAACTATGACCGATAGAAATATTTATATGAAACTTGATACTATTTTTACAGCAATGGGATGGAGCATAGGAGAAGTTATTCATGAAAAAATGTAAATGTAAAATAAAAGACCATTATATAGTTATACATGGCAAAGGTGTAAGATGTTGTAAATGTAAGAAATGGATAGGCAAAATAAGGTCTTCTTTTTATAAAAGAGTTAGTATTAAAAGTAATAACAAAAAATACAATAGGAAAAAACAGAAACAAATTTTACGTAAAGAATTAAAGGAGGATTAATATGGATTTGATATTGATTGGTACAAGTGTAGGAATTGCTTTAGTAATTTTTTTAATTGGATATTTTACAGGAGTAAATAGAGCTAAATCTAATTTTATTAAATTATCACTGAAGCATAAAATATCTTTATTAAAAAAGAATAAACCAGAAGATTTAGAATACGGAAATAAATAATATAAAACCAAAGGAGGAAAAGCTATGATTAGGTCAGAGCATGTTAGAGAAGATTTGAAGAAAATCGAAGAAACTAAAGAAGTCACGTTAAAAGAAGTCGCTCATGTGATGTCTTTAATTGCTAAGATTCTGCTAGATGTAAGACAGAATCAAGTTGCGATAATGGAGAAACAGGGTATCAAGCTTAGAACTGGTAAAAAGAAGACTCCTAAAGCTGAGGATGAAGAATAGAATAATTGGCCGAGAGGGGGTTTTTAAACCCCCTCTCGGCTTATTCTAAATGTTTCTGTACTCTTGACACGAAATTTTAAATATGATATAATATAAGTAGAAAGACCATATAATATAAGGAGGATTTTACATGGGAAAAATCGACACAAAAATTTTTATTGAATTGTATAACGCAGGAAAAACAGATTATGAACTCGCTCAATTATTTGGGGTAGGGGAACGAACTATTTCTAGACACGCTCAAAGATTGAGAGAAAAGAAACAAATTAAAACTCGAAAAGTTTTACAAGCCAGAAATAAATTAAACATTCCTAAATTAGGACAAATCAAACCAGAACAAATTTTTAAAAAAGCGAAAGATATTTGGAAAATTCCAATAGCTTCCTCTAAAAAAATTAAAGAGAAAGACTTTAAAATATATTTATACATAGCCGACCAACACGTACCAGAATATAGCATCCCTGCTAACAAAGCAGTACTTAAATTAATGAATGATATTAAATTTGATGGATTTAGAATCGTGGGCGATTTTATGGACATGTCTCCTATCAGTCATTGGAACGAAAACAAACGTAAAACTTTAGAAACACAAAGATTAAAAGAACATTATATAATCGGAAATGCGTTATTAGATGAATATGATAAACGCCTTCCTAAAAACTGTGATAAAGCTTATTTTTGGGGAAATCATGAAGATTGGTATAATCAGTTGTTAGAAAAAATGCCAGTATTAGAGGGATTATTAAGTCCAACAGAAGAACTTCATCTAAAAGAGCGAAAATATAAAGTTTATGATAAAATTAATTATGTAGAAAGAATTGGAAGGCTTTCTGTCTGTCATGGAATGTACGCTACTGTTAATGCTGTTAGAAAACACATCCAAGAATTTATGACTAATGTATTGTTTTTTCATACTCACAGGATAGGGTCGAGGTCGGCAAATTCAGATGTCAAAGAAATAGCTATTATTGGTTATAATGGAGGATGTCTATGTAATAAAAATCCCGACTTTTTAAAAAATAGACTTAATAAATGGTCTCATGGGCTGGTTATTGTTTATTATATGCCCGATGGTTATTTTTATGTAGACAACATAAGAATAATAAAAGGGCGGTTTATTTATAATGGCAAAATTTACGATGGAAATGAATAAAAAACAACAAATGGAGAATAATATGATTAAAAAGCAAATAATTAAAGGATATGAAAAAGTTAATGACACCACTGCTCATATTTTATTAGAAGCCACTGATGAAGTTACTTTAGATAAACTATTAATTGATAGAAAGGCAATGCAAGGCATATTAGACGACGCTAAAGATAAATTAGAAAAAATGGAAAAAGAAGGAGATGAATTGATAGAGGTTCAAATAGAACGTCTAAAAATTGCTTTTAATAATCAAAAAAAGAAATTACAGCAAACTATAGAAACTCATATTCAAAGATTAGAAAACTTAGATATTGTTATTGCAGAAATTAAGAAATTAGGGATTATTGTGTCAGTTAAAAAGGAGGATAAAAATGTCAATCCATCCGAGTCTAAAAAGTAATAGATGGAAACAGAATAGAAGTGTTCGAAAGAGATGGGAACGTCTTGAAAAATTAAACCGAACTAAAGATTGGATTGAGAAAAACGCCACTGCTTACGGACTGCCCAAAGAAAAAATAGATAAAATAATTTTTAAAATTAAAGATGAAAAAAATCACATAGAAAAAAAAGAACCTACAGAAAATCTTTCTATAACAACTAATAAAAAAGCAAAAAAGAAAAATAAAGATATAACAGGAATTCGTTAAATGATATTACGAAACATTAAAATTAAAAATTTTCAAAAGCACAGTCATCTAGAATTAGATTTTACTCCTGGCGTAAATGTGCTTTATGGAGCTACAGATGCAGGGAAAAGCTGTGTTAGACGAGCAATTACATGGGTCTTTTTTAATACTCCATCTGGAGACGTAATACGTAAAGAAAATACTAAAAAAACATCGGTTACAATAGCTCTTGATAATGGAATTATCGTAGAACGAATAAAATCACAAAGTATTAACGCTTATATCTTACAAATAGGAAAAGAAAAAAAACGCTTTGATGCAATTGGACGTTCAGTGCCTGAAGAAATAGCTAAAGTTTTAAAGACTTCTCTAATAGAAATAAATGGAGAAACTATTAATCTTAATATTGCCGACCAGATAGCATTTCCTTTTTTGATGGACAAATCAGGAACATTTAGAAGCAAACTTTTTAATAAACTCACTGGCTCAGAAATTACAGATAAGGTGCTTCAAGATTTAAATAAAGATATTTTAAGAATATTGCGAGAAGAAAAAACGATACAAGAAGACTTAGTTCAAAAAGAAAATCAGCAAAAGGATATGAAAAATGAAATTAACAAATTGGAAAAAAAATATAATGAGGCTTCTGAACAATATAAAGATTTAGAAACAAAAAAAGGCAGATTCATTAAAATGAATGATACTTTCAATAAATTGAACAATAACAAAGAACGGACGAAACTTTTAGAACAAAAAATAATTAAATATCAAAAACCGCTTCCCGATATAGACGAACTTAAAATTAAAACGCAACGACTTAAAGATTTAAATAATCTTAAAAATTTGAATGACCTCAATAAGACCAATACTAAAAATTTACAATTTAGATTTAAAAATTTAAAAAAACTTCCAGAAACTACAATAGAAATGTTAAAAAATATATGGAGTAAATTAGATATGTTTAAAAATTTAAATAATAAAATATCTATACGTAAAACTAAAGAACTAGAACTTAAAAAGAAAAAAGAGAAAACCAGTATTGTTCTAGAAAAATGGATAGAACGTTATAAAAATGAATTAAAAACAAGAGGAATATGTCCTACTTGTAAACAAACTATAACGGATGAAACTGTAGAAAAAATAAAAGCATAAGGAGAAAAAATGAAAAGAGAATTTAAACTGAGTAAAGGAGAAAAAGTTAGAGAAGTTTATATTAACGGAATTAGAAACTTAGAAAACGAAGACTATTGTATTAAAAACAATAAACTTCGTCTTAATGTTCCTGTAGAAAATTCAGAATACGTAACAATCGTTAAAGAAATAACCCTATAATTAATAAAGGAGGTAAACAATGGCAAAGTATATCATTCTGATTGGAACTGGCAAAAATAACTGGTTTGAAGAAGTGTTTGAAGAAATGAGTGGCAGAACTATTCGAGAAAGAGTTGATGAGATTCATAGTAAAGGATTCACTCATACAAGTACAACTGGTAGTGTCGTAGTAAAGCCAGAAGATATTGTTACCGTTAGAACTGATAGGCAGTAAAATGCGTTTTTTATATATCCAAGATACTCATATTCGAGGAATAAATCCATCCTCTAGAAAGGGAGATTATTATTCTGATATTATGAATAAAATATCTGAAGTTATTTCTTTTTCTAAGAGATTAAATGTAGATTGTGTAATACATGGGGGAGATTTATTTGATTCTGCTATAGTAAGTAATACTATAGTAGACGATTTTGTAGATAAAATAGAAGATGTGGGTATTCTTTGGTATATAGTACCTGGTAATCATGATATGGTTGCTCACAATTGGGAAGTTTCAAAAGCATCTAGTTTAGCTCATATTTTTAGAAGGTCAGATTTAATTAGAGAATTTACTTTATTAACGGATAAGTCAACTCATATTCAAGGTTTTAGATATTGGCACAATATAGAAGAAGATATAAAACAAGGAATGTTATGTAATGCAAATGTAGAAAAATATTCGTTTACTATAGCTATAGTTCATGCTTTAATTACTTTAAAATCGTTACCATATCAAGCTATGCACGTAGTAGCTAAAGATATTAAGACTAATTATGATGTAGTTTTAGTAGCCCATAATCATCAAGCATGGGGTATTAAAGATGTTAATGGAACGACATTTATTAATATGGGAAGTTTAGGTAGAAGGAAAATAGACGAAGCTGATGTAAAACCTTCCATTTTATATGTCGATACTGAAAAAAAAGAATTAAAAATTATCGAATTAAAATCGGCTAAACTAAAAGAAGAAGTGTTTGATTTGGATAGAATAGAACAAGCAAAAGATTTTAATGCTGATATAGAATTATTTATAAAATCGTTAAAGGAAACTAAAGTTTCAGGCTTAGACCTTCGTGGGATTATAGAACACATTGCCTCGCAACGAAATATCGACAGAATAATAATAAAAGAGGTTATAGAGAGGATAGGAAAATATGAATTTTAAAGACGAACTAAATAAAATTGAAGAACAAATTAATATATATAAAGAAGAAAAAATTCGATTAGAAGAACAGGGAAAACAACTTGAAAAAGAAAGGCAAGAAATTCTAGCACAGCTTAAAGAAGAAGATGTAACGGAAGATACAATACGAGATAAAATTCATGAATTAGAAATCGAACTTCAGGAAGGAATAGCGAAATGTCAGAATATACTGAAGTCGGACAGTTAAAAGAAAAACTCGACGAAATTAAATCTAGATTAGATTCTCAGCGAGGACAATTTTCTCTTTTAACTAGACAAATTAATATCCAAAAAAATAAATTAAATAATTTAGAATTAGATAGAGAAAAATATAAAAAAGTAATTGAACTATTAAATTTTGTTCAACAAGTTACTAAACAGAAAACCAAAGAAAGCTTTGAACGTTTAGTAACATATGCTTTACGATTTATATACTCTAAAGAATATAAATTTGAATTGGAATTTGGAAGAAGAGGTAATTTGTCTGAAATTAATTTCAATGTTAAAACTCCAGAATTTGCAGAAGCTTACGACCCTCTTGATTCTAGTGGCGGTGGAGTATTGGATATTTTATCATTGGCATTAAGAATTTGTCTTCTAGAATTAACAAGACCAAAAATAGAAGGGTTTTTAGTATTAGACGAACCTTTTAAACATCTAAGTTCAAATTATTTAGAAACTGCTATAAAATTTTTAGAAGCTATTACAAAAAAAATCGGAAGGCAGATAATTTTAATTACTCATAAACAAGAACTAATAAATAACTCAGACTATAAAATAGAGATAAAATAAAGGTTATTTTGAATAAATATTATACTATTCAACAAGGATGCCAAAAATGTAATCATATTTGGTGGTTAATATCCGACCAACCTATCGATTATTACTTATATATTACTTGGATAATTACAATTTCAACAGAGCATCAAATAATAAAACAGGAACGAGATAATAATGAAAATGATTCCATGTAAAAAATGTAAAGGACATGGAGTAAAATTTAATAAGTTTATGGAAGCTATTCCTTGTAAGAAATGTCAAGGAGTTGGCTATTTTTTAAAAGATTTAGATATAAAAAATAAAAAATATGTAATAGCTGTGGATTTTGATGCTGTAATTTCTAGCTATAAACGACCCTGGAAACATGACGATATTGGAGAACCAATTCCTGAAATTATAAATACAATGAGACATTATCATGATAAAGGATATTATATTTTAATTTTTACTGGTAGACATTCGACTCCAAAACTAACGAAGTGGCTTAAAAAATATAACATTCCTTATGATGGTTTTAATATAAATCCGAGACCCACTCCGTATGCTTCAAGATTTAAACCATATTACAATGTTATTATAGATGATAAAGCGATTAATTTTGATTGGAAAAACAATAGGAAAACCGAAAAGCACTTAAAAGAAGAGATTGATAGAATTATAAAACTCACACAAGAAGAAAATTAA